CAGTGCTCGCGCCGATCGTGCCGGAGGAGGAGACCAACGCCGCTCTCTATAGCTATGGCATGGAACTGCGGAAACGCATCAAGGCGGAGAAAGAGCGGCGGGAAGCCGCGAAAGGAGCGGCAGGATGAGCATCTATGATGACCCGCCGTTTCTAATGAACGGCAGCGTCGATTTGCAGTCCCTCGTAGAACAGATGCAAGACGCCGCCGAGCGCGCCGTCGAAGCGAGCACCATTCTCCAGCAGGCGCACTTCGAGACCGTGCGCGAGCTGCAAGACGCCGCCGAGCGGGCCGTCGAGGCGACCACCATCGCGCGGGAGTGCTGGGAAGGCTGGCATGAAGCGGACCCGGCCGGCGCCGCGGCCTACGCCGGCGCAGTGGGCGAGACCCATTCCTGGCTCGGGGAGGCGCTCGCCCCCGGGCCCGGAGGGAAGGGGACGCAGGCGCTGCGCGTGCTGCTCCTCTGCGGTCAGTGCGGACGGCCGGTGCGCCCGGCGCCGCGCGGGGACTGGGAGTGTCCGGCATGCGAGGCAGAGGAAAGCGCGCCATGAGCGCCCTGATCCTCAATGGTTACGCCCTCCCCTGCGAACCCCGGAGTAATGCTCCGGATCCCCAGGACCGTCAGGAGGAAGACCTCCACTTCGGCGCGCTGCCGACCCTGGCGCGCCTGCGTCTGGCCCGCCTGCCGGCCGCGCTCTGGGCCCGGTTCCCGGATTGGCAGAGCCGGCTCCTCTGGCTCCTGCCGCACGTCGCCCGCCACTATGAGGTGGACGAGGAGGCGCTGTTGGCCGCCTGGGCGCGTCATTATGGGCCGGGACTGGCCCGGGAGGAGGCATGAAATGTCCGCCCTCTGGCTGATCCTCGACGTGGAGACCACCGGCCTTGACCCCACCACCGCCGGCGTCTGGCAGCTCGGGGCGGTGCTGTGGGATCCAGCGGCGCCGGCCAACGCGCGGGAGATTGCCGCCGGGGAGCAGCTCATCCGGCCCGCCGCCCACCACTGGACGGAGGAGCATCGCGCCCTCGCGCGGCGGATCTCGGGACTGACGCCGGCGGAGGAAGGCCGCATCGCCGAGGGAACGGTTCCTGACCTGGCCCAGGCGATGCGGAGCCTGGCCATCAATCTGACGTTTCACGAGGCAGCGGAGATCATCGCGACGAGCTATAATCTGCACTTCGAGCAGGGGTTCCTCCCCGATCTCCCGGCAGCAATCCAGGAGGCCGGGATGGAGTTTCAATGGGGACCATGCCTCATGCGCGCCGCCGCCAACCGCTTCGCCCCGGAGCGCGAGCACTTTTCGCTCTTTCGCGCCTGCGCCGCCCTCGATCTCCCCTGGACCGGCACGCATCGCGCCCTGGCCGACGCCCGCATCGCCGCCCAGGTCGGCGAGCGCCTCGGGGTGTTCTCGCCGCTGGAGGAGTCATGAGCCACAAATGCCACACACGGGGCTGCCACGTCGAAGTTGATCCGCGTCTGCTCATGTGTCTGCGGCACTGGCGCCTCGTGCCGGCGCCTCTGAAGCGCGCCGTGTGGCGCCACTACCGCGCCGGACAGGAGATCGACAAATGCCCGTCCGAGGCCTATATGGAGGCCCAACGCGGCGCGATTGATGCCGTCGCTCAGATGGAGGAAATGCGCCGGCCGAAAGGGGCGCCCACCTTACCGCTGGAAGAGTAACAGCACGCCGGCCAGTGACACCAACAGCGCCAGCGCCACGCCCCAGCCTACCAGTCCCCAGAGGCCCTTCTGCTGCTGCTGCTTGACGAGCGCCAGTTCCCGGTCCCGGACCTCTCGGACCTCCGCTGCCTGCGCCGCCGTCCCCGCCTCCAGCGCCGGCAGCCGCGCCGTCTCCGCCTCCAGCCGCCCGAGCCGCTGCATCGCCTGCTCGTGCCGCGTCAGGAGGTCCTGGTAGAGCGAGAGCGGCACGGCGGTAGGGTCAGTGACCACGAGCTGTCCGGTGGCAGGAAGAGGTTCGGGCTCCGGCGCTGGTGGCTCCCGGATCTCCTGGGGCTGCCCGGCCAGTGCCGGCAATCGGAGCCGCCATTCCTTGCCACAGGCGCCCTCGACCTGCCACGCCTCGACCATGCCGGCGCGGATGCGCTTTCGCAGTGTCTTCTCACTCAAGCCCAGCCGCTCACACGCTTGGCGAAAGGTAAGGACGACGCCCTCTTGCTCTCCCGTCTCCTCCCGTTCCATACCACAAACGTCGGCCGGGCCGCGACAGTTTTGGACAAAAATGTCGCGCCATTATGTTGCCGACACATAAGGTAATGAGGTATAATATACTTAGTAGAAACAGAGCGGACGACCATTCAAGAGGAGAGCGAGCAATGACCACGACGACGATGGGAAGGCTTCTGGATCAGGCTATGGGGCTGTGCGACCGACTGGTGGATGCACGGAATGCGGAGCGAGATCGTCTTGCGGAATGGCGTTACGAGAACGAGCGCGGAGGGGACTACACCCGACTGCATCGTATCCGACGCATCCTGTTCCGCGCTGACAAACGCGAGGCGCGCCGACGCAGCCAGCTCTTTCCTGCCTGAACCCACCCGAGGCCGGGACGCTCCTGGCCTCCCTTCCTCCCGAGAGGAGAGCGAGCGATGAGCGAGATCAACCAACGAGAGAACAGCGCCGCAGCGCTGTGGAAAGCGATGGATCGCTTTGAGACGGCAACAGGGCACATATGGGCACCGTCAAGCCGCGTTTATCTCGCCGACCTGGAGCGGGAACTCAGTGCCTTAGGACTGATTCGCCTCCAAAAACTGATCGAAAACATGGCCGACGCGGCGGAGGAAGTCCAAAAGCCTTCCCGCTGATCCCGCCCCTGGGGCCGGATTCTCCCGGCCCCTCGATGCCGGGACGGTCCCGGCCTCCCTTCCCTACCAACGGAGGGATCGACCCATGATCTTCCACGACTATACCCTCATGGCCGGCCGGGTCCATTCCCGGCGCCGCTGGGATACCCGCGCGCTGTCTCCGGAGGCGCTCGACGTCTGCGCCGGTCTCCTCGAGCGCCTGCGCGCCGGAGAAGCGCAGGTCGAGCACGGCCAGGAGGGGCTGCCGCCCTTCTGGGTGGGCCTGGGGCTCTCGAAACAGTTCCCGGAGGCGCTCGGGTATGAGCTGTTCTTCTGCGTGGGCGGGCGCAATCAAGAGGCGTTTCAATACAACGTCGTCATTCATCACCACACCGACCCGGGGCCGGGGCTCTGGGGACTGACGACGGCGCTGGCGATTTCCTTCGGCGGCGAGCGGCCGGAGGGACTGACCGCCCACAGTCTGGAGGAGACCGTCGCCCCGCTCTACCACGAGCGCCCGCTCCTGGAGACGGCGCTTCTGCCCCTCGCCGGCCTCGATCTGAAAGTCGTGACCGTCGCGGCCGACTTCGCGACCTGCTTCGCTGCTACCTGGCTCCTCGCCGACGCGTGATAAAGGGGCCGGTCCCTCCCGGCCCCTTCCCCTCCCCCCAAAAGCGTTTGCGTCTTTTGTTCGCCTCCATGCTACAATCACCTAGCGAGCCGTCCGTGTCTGTCTAGACAGGCAGATAGTCCCTCGACGCACTGACAGTACGCTGGCATATCACTAAATAATCAGTACTGTCAATCGCTCGGGAAGGCAGATGGCGACGGCTTGCTGTAGCGGGTTAGTTACGGATAATGCTTACGGCTGGAGGCGGTGAGTGCGAGGGAGAGGCTCCCTGGCCCCGCCAGTTGCTCCCAGTCGCCGCCTCCAGCAAAGGGTTTTTCATGCTCGTTAGGGGGACCATTCTCGCCCTGCTCCTGGCGTCCGGCTTCTTTCGCCTGGCGTCTGCCCAGCAGCTCGTCCCGCCCTACATCGGCCGACGGCCGGCACCGGTGACCTTGCCGATGATCCGCATGGGCATGCCGGTGGCCCCGACTAAGATCATGGTCGAGACCCCGCTCGTCACCGGCCGGATGATTGTCAAGCTCAACCAGAACAGCACCGCCGCCCTCATCCAGCAGGTGAGCCGGGTACTCGGCGTCACCGTCGTCGGCAAGCTCAAGCCGGGGCCGTACTTGCTGGTGAAACCGATCGCCCGGAAGGGATTCGTCGCCCTCGCCGAGGTCAACCTGCCGATTGAATATATCGAGCCGGAAGTGCGGATGGCGCTGCTCCCGATCGTGCAGCGATACCGCCTGCCCGAGAAACTGCCGCTGCCGCTCTCCAAAGCCCTGGACGCCCGGGAGACGCCGAACGACCCCTATCTGCGGTTTCAGTGGGGCTTTGCCGATGGGCTCTATGGCGTCGGTCTGCCCACCGTGCGGGCGCTGACGCAGGGGACCGGCATCATTTGTGCGATTCTGGATACGGGCGTGCGGCAGACGAGCACGGACCTGACCGGGACGAAGTTCATGTCGGGCCTGAACGTCATCGCCAACAACACGAACACGAATGACGACAACGGCCACGGGACCCATGTTTGCGGCACCATCGCCCAGACCACCAACAACCTCCGGGGCTGCGCCGGCCTCGCCCCGGGAAGCACCATCCTGCCGGTCAAGGTGCTGGACAAGGCGGGCCGGGGCAGCAACTACTCCATTGGCGTGGGGATCCGGTACGCGGTGGATAAGGGCGCCCGGGTCCTGAACCTCTCGATTGGTGGGGTCGGGAGCCAGACCCTCAAGGATGCCATCGAGTATGCCCGGCAGAAGGGCGCGGTCATCTGCGCCGCCGCCGGCAACTCCGGCAAGCGGGGGATCACCTATCCGGCCGCCTATCCGCAGACCATCTCCGTGGGCGCCACGACGGCGCGCGGGGCGCGGGCGTCGTTCTCGCAGTATGGGCCAGGGCTGACGCTGACGGCTCCCGGGAGCCAGATCCTCCAGCAGACGTTCGGCCAGAGCAACCAGCAGAGCGGCTATTTTTACTTCTCCGGCACGAGCATGGCAACGCCGCACGTAAGCGGGGCCGCGACGGCCATCCTCTCGATCAACCCGAACCTCTCGATGGAGCAGGTGCGGGCACTCCTGACGAGCACGGCGCGCGACCTGGGGGCGCCCGGCTGGGATGAGAGTTTTGGCGCCGGGCTCCTAAACGCGGCCGGCGCCTGCCAGCAGGCAAAGCAAGGCGCGCCGCCGGGCCTGCCGACGCCGCCTACGCCGCCCGCCCCCGGCCCGCTCCCCACCCCGGTTCCGCCGCCGGTAACGCCGCCGGTGATCGATCCGGGAACGGAGACGATCGCAGCCGAGGTGCTCTCCCTCTTCAACGCCGCGCGGGTGCAGGCGGGCCTCACGGCGGTAGTGATCCATCCGCAGCTCACGGCGGCGGCCATCGCCCACGCTGCTGACATGCGAAAGCGCCAGATGATGAGCCACACGGGAGGGGACGGCAGCAACCCCGGCGCGCGACTCACCCGCGCCGGCTATCCCTGGCGCACCTACGGAGAGATCGTCGCGATGGGGTATCCGACGCCCGCCGCCGTGACGCAAGCGTGGATGAACTCCCCCGGCCACAAGGCAATCATCCTGGGGAGCCAGTACCGGGAGGTCGGAATCGCGCAGGACGGCGCCTATTGGTGCGCCGTATGGGCCGCACGATGAACAACTGTCCCCGGCTCTGTCTCGTTGGCCTCCTACTCCTGTGCGGCGGGCGCGGGAACGGGCTGCGGGCCATCGGGGCGGCAGCCGCTCCCCGACCCAAAGAGCCGGTCATGACCGTGCCGGGCTATCCGGTCGGGGAGTTTTTCGAGCCGCCACAGCAGATCCTCCGCACCTGGCAGGGCAAGACAACCATGCGGCTGAAGTCGCTCGTCCCGGGCCGGCCGGACATCTTCGCGCCCGTGGAAGCGCTGCGCCTGGTCAATCCCCGGGCAAGGCATTCCCGGCTCGGCACGCGCGTCGGCTTGACCGCCCGCCGCGTGGCGTCGTCCATGCCGCGAAACTCCCGGTTTCTGCCGTCCGCGCCCCGGGTCGCCTGCGCCGCCTTCACCTCCTACATCCTGGTGAAATCGGGCGGCAAACGCCACTCCTATGCGGTCAACGTCGCCTATCCACAGCTCCGCCGGCGGGGCGGAAAAATCGTCGCCTCTCGCGTCTCGACGCGCTATGCGCCTTACTACCAGTGGTATAAACCCGGGGATTTTTTGTTTTTTCACAAGCGCGGCAACCGGCTCGGCCACCAGGAAATCTATGTCGGTGGCGGGCTGACGGCGGGCACCAGCTCCTCCATGCTGCGGGTCGGCATTCGTCGGGTCGGGAACCGCGGTTTCAAGCTCATGACCGTCTTGCGCTTGTAAAGGAGCCTGGGATGGATTGGATAACGTTTGCCGGCTATCTGGCGCTGGGGCTGGTGCTCGCCTTCCTCTTCTGGTTCCTCTACTGTCTGCGCGACGGGAGGGGATAATGCGGCTGCCGGGCAACTTATCATGCGGGACGTGGCTGCTGCTCGGCTTGGCGCTCCTGCTGCTGCTGGTCTATTTGCAGTTGATCCCGGCCCGGTAGGGTCGGGAGCGGCGTTTCGCTGCGCTGGGTGAAAGGAGACTGTTAACATGAGCGGGGCAGATTTCAAGGGCGGGCTAAAGACGGGGCTCGCCGACGCGGAGGTTGAAGTCGGTGCCTCCCCGAGTGGGGTGAAGGGCTCCGTGGATGTGACGGTACAGCCGGAGGTCCGAGACGTGCTCGCGGCCGCGAGCGGCATGGCACTCGCGGCACTCACCGGCCCGTGGGGCCCGGCGCTCCTGGTAGCCGCCGGCGCGGGGCTCTACTTCTGGCGCAAGCACAAGGCGAAGACGAGCGGCACGCCCTAACGACGCTCCGCCGCCAGGCTACCGCCCGCGACACGCACAAACTTTTCCCGATACTCCTGGTCCGTCAGAAACGCCTTGAAGACCAGTTCACCGTCACTCGTCTCCAGATAGGCGCACCAATCCCCGGGCCGCGCGAGCGTCACCGAGATGCCACCGGGGCCGGGACCGTCAATCGCCACCTCGACGCGCTCCGCATGCCATAAGGCGTTGGCTTTCGTGATCTTCGGCATGTATCTACTCCTCACCCCTCCAGCAACAACTCTACCCGCTGGCGCAGATCCTCGCCGGGAGTCCCGGCGTTGTACTTTCCTCGGTAAAACACAGGAAGTCTTGGGGGATACGTCGAACTTACCATTGGAGGATAGTGCGATGGGAAGACGCCTGCGAATGCATGAGAAAGCCCCCGAGATCGGGGCGCACGTCGGACTTTGGGAAATCATCGGCACGCCCTTTCGAGAGTTGCGCGGAAAGCGGCTTCACTGGTTCATCCCTTGTCGCTGCTCCTGCGGAACGGAGCATGCAGTCTTCCTCTTCTCCCTCCTCAAGGGAGAAAGCAAGAGTTGCGGCTGTGAGAGAAGCGTTACCCACGGCCACACTCGCCAGCATACCCCCAGCGTAGAGTACCAGACGTGGGCGCGTATGATGCGCCGTTGCTACAATCCAAACCATGATCGCTATCGCTTCTACGGCGGCCAAGGGATCACCGTAGCCGAAGAGTGGCATGACTTCGCCAACTTCCTGCGCGCCATGGGACCCAAACCCTTCCCGAAGGCCGTACTGGATCGGATCGACAGCGCCGGCCCCTACGCCCCCGGTAACTGCCGATGGACCACTCAACGCGAGAACACCAACAACACGCGCCGAAACGTCTGGATCGAGTGGGACGGCCGGCGGCAGACCGTCTCCCAATGGGCACACGAACTCGGACTCGAACCGGAGCGACTTCACGGCCGGCTAAAGGCCGGTTGGGATATCGAGAAAGCCCTCACAGCCCCCATTCGTAGTCGTCCGCAAAAGACTACCCCTCCAGAAGTTTCTTCACCCGAACCCTTAACTCTTCCCCTGGAGTGAGCGAGGCATACTCCGGCGGCCCAGCCCACGTACGAACGGTTACGTCCCACTTTCCCCGCTGCGCCACCCCAAGCGCCTGCGGCACCTCGCAATGCATCAGGAGCGTGTTCCGCTCCGGCGCGATCCCATACCGCTCGCAGAGATCCGCCGCGGCCAAGAGCGCGTTATTCCACTGCGGGCGGGTCAGCGGGAACCTCCCGGGAGCAAACGGCGCCCGGTTTGCGCCGGCCATTCCGCAAAGCGCCAGGCCAATGCTGCCGGTATTCAGGGCGCGCGTGTGGGCGGCGTAGTCGTCGTCAATGGTGTTGAGGTTGTCGCGGATGCTGTGGTCGCCGCGATGGGGGAGGCCCACCCGATCGATGAGAATATGGTAACTCTCGAGGTCCTCTGCCGAAGGAGCCCCGGCTCCGGCCGTCCAGTGGATTACCAGACGCGACATACGACACTCGGGGGTCCAGTCCACCGGTATCAAGCGTGGCATGGGTCACTCTACGCCACAGCAGGCGCAAACTCCTCCCCGGAACATCATCTTGCCGTTTGAGTTCCTTGTGAAGTATAATATAAACAAAGGAGGCGGATGCCGATGGAGATACAAGGGCAGGTTCCGGAGCCGCAGGCGGAGTGGCTGACGTTGCCGGAGGCGGTCGCAGAGACGGGGCTTGAGCGGCGTTATCTCTGGCGCACGCTCCAGGCGGCGGGCGTGCCGTATCGGTTTCGACAATCCGGCAAAGTCGGCAAGCCGGCGATTCTGATCGACCGCGCGGCCCTGGCTCGGTGGCAGGCGGAACGCAGTCCCACGACGGGGCTGCCGAAGGCGATGCGCCATGTCATCGTCCCGATGGTCGTCGCCCGCCGGCTCGTCGGGAAGAGCAAGCAGCATCTGCGCCAGGAGATCCTTGACGGCCGGCTCCGCGCCCTGGCCGTGCCGAGAGACGGAGCGATTTTGTGGCATTTTAGCCTTGGGGATCTCTCGGACTGGCTCGAAGCGCGCCTCGAAACCGGACCGTGGATCAAGCGGCGGCACTTCGATCCGGAGGTGCTGAAACCCCTGCTCGCGTTGATGGAGCCGGCGAGCGCCTGGAACGAGGAGAGGGTCCGAGAGCTGCGCGCCCGCATCGAGGCCGTCAAGGGACGGGAGGAAGCGGCCGCCTGAATAAGGCCGCCCGGCAGGGCGTCTGCCGGGCGACGAACGTAGAGCGACATCGCGTAACGTTTCCATTTTAGCATAATACCGGCCGGCAGTCTAGTAGCGGCGTCGGAAGCGACCGGCCCCGTCCGGGGGCGCCTCCTTTTTTGACCAGAGGAAAGAAAGCAGCCATGAGACGCAGTAACAGCGCCCTAAGCGCAATCACGACGACGAGAGGACATCATGGCAAGCAGCAAACCGACAGACAGCGAGGGCGGGGCGGCAGAGTATGTGGCGATCCCCCGCGAGCTGCTCGAGCAGCTCGATGTCATTACCGACGAGGGGCTCCGCGTGCTCCTCGGGCTCCTCATGGAGGAAAATCGGACGGGCATACCAGGAACTACCGTTGCGGTTGGCGAACTGGCAGAGAAGTGCGGCCTGAACCTCGCGCGGACCCGACTGGCGGCGATGCGACTCGCTGAGGTCAACTGGGTCGCCGAGGCGAGCGCCGACGTTTTTCACATCCTGTGGGAGCCGCCGCCCGGCATGGCCGGTCCGGCGCGAGGCTCTCAGGAGCGATAGGCGATGGCGGATGAGCATAGAGAGCGACGCGGCCCGGCCGACCTGTCTGAACTCTGTTTCCGCATCACCCAGCATCCAAATCCGGACGTACGCGCGGTCGGCGGCGTGCTCTATGGCAAAACCGTAGGGGCGGGGAGGCACTGGTGGCGCGCCTCCCTGGCCCAAATCCAGGACCTCAGCCACCTCTCCCGCGGCCGTACCCGGACAGCGCTCGATATCCTCGTGCGCCAAGAAGCATGGTTTTGCCGGCGCCCGGTCCGGGGGCGCGTGGAACCAGGAGAGGGCGGCGATGAGTATGCGCCGGCACTCGTAAAGAGGCGAATCCATGCGGTGCGGCGCGACCGCGAAACGGAGGACGAATTGCTCGCGGCAGCATTATTTCGCGAACTGGAGGAAGCGGCGCGCGGCGCCGGCACAAGAAAGTGGCCCGGAGAGCTTGGCGACTCTCCGGGCCATTAGGTTGGTTCCGCAACCCGGCAAGGTCAGAACCATCCATCACTCTCCCTCATTATAGCCGAACCAGTTTGACCCGTCCAGTCTGACGCCTGGGACCCGTAGGGTCAAAACCCACCCCGTCCAGTTTGACGGCTGGAACTGGTAGGGCTGATCCGAACACGAAACGACACAAGGAGCGACACCTGCATACGGGCGCATCTCGCGTCAACACCGGCTCGCGATTCGCTGTTCGCAAGCAACCCACGAAACAAGGAGTGGATCATGGATACCGGCGCGTCTCGCGTCGAACCTGGTTCCTGCACGTTGGCAGGGACCAGATACCCGATTGTTCCTCCCCGCGAGCGAACAATCCTCCGTTGTATCGCGGAACATTCCGCCGAGAGTACCGTCGTTTTTTTGCCCCTGGGCTGGTATGCCCGCGCGACCGGCTTTAGCATCCCGGAGGTGCTGGGTCACCTGGAGCGGCTCCATGACTGGGGACTGCTCGAGGGGAGTCCGCTCCTCGGCTGGAAGCTCACGGCGCAGGGCTGGCAGGCGCAGTCGGCGGAGAAGTGACCGCGCGAGGAGCGTGATGAACACGTTTGATCCGACTCAATCCTCGCTGCCCGTCCTCTCGGAGCTGGCTGGTCGGCCGCAGTGGGTTTGCTGGAAATGGGTGACCCGCGCGGATGAGGACCGGCCCACGAAGCCGCCGTTTCGGCCTGACGGCCGGCTCGCTTCCACGACGGACGCCTCCACCTGGAGCACCTTCGAGGCGGTAACGGCGCGACTGGATCAGTTCAACGGCCCCGGTTTCGTCATCAGCCCGGACGATCCGTACGTCGGCATCGATCTCGACCATTGCATCCTCTCCTCTGGGGGGCTCGTTCCCTGGTCAGCACGCGCCATCGCCCTCCTCAACAGCTATACGGAGATTACGCCTTCGGGGGAGGGTCTCCGCGTCTGGATCCAGGGCCGGCTGCCAGGCAACGGCCGGAAGAAGAGCTTCGCCGACGGCGGGGCGATCGAGGTCTACGATCGCGCCCGCTATCTGACGGTGACCGGCCGGCACTGGCCCGGCTCGCCGGCCATCATCGCGGCCCGCCAGGCGGAGTTGGACACGCTGCTGGCCGAATGTTTCCCCGACGCCCTCATGCTCCCCCGTTCCTCCCCGGCAGCCCCCGCCGCTCCGCTCGATCTCTCGGATCAGGAACTCCTCGACCGCGCCCACCGGGCCGCGAACGGCCTCAAGTTCGGCCGGCTCTGGCGCGGCGATACCGGCGACTACGGCGGCGACGACAGCCGGGCCGACCTGGCGCTCTGCGCCGAGCTTTACTTCTGGACGCGGGGCGACCGCCCGCGCATGGATCGGCTCTTCCGTCAGTCGGGGCTGATGCGCGAGAAGTGGGACGAACGCCGGGGTGAGCGAACCTATGGTGATCTGACGCTCGACAAGGCCCTCTCGCTCGGGGGCGTCGTCTATGAGCCCTCCGCCAACGGCAGCAGCGGCGCGTTCACCTTCAACCGCACGGCCACCTCTCTGCCGAACTCGCCGGCCCCTCCCCAGGTAACCACCCCGACCGATCCGCCTGTCGATCTGCCGGCGCCGATCCACAACACGGACCTGGGCAACGCCCGGCGCCTGGTGGCTCGACACGGAGAGAATCTGCGCTCGACGCTTGCTCACGGCTGGTTGATCTGGCGCGGGACTCATTGGTGCGAGGATCGGACGCGCGCGATCATGCGACGGGCCAAGGCGACCGTCGCCGCGATCTATAGCGAAGCGGGTGAGGCCGACTCGGCGGATGAACGCAAAGCCCTCGCTCTGTGGGGCTTGAAGTCGGAAAGCGCCGGGCGGCTCGCAGCGATGATCGAGCTGGCCCAAAGCGAACCCGGCATCTGCCTGCTTCCAGAACAGTTCGACGCGCACCCGTTCCTGCTCAACCTCGAAAATGGCACCCTCGAATTGACCTCCGGCACCCTGCGCCAGCATCGCCGCGAGGATTTCATCACCCGCAAGATCCCGATCAACTATGACGCAACGGCGACCTGCCCCCGCTGGGAGCAGTTCCTCGCCGAGATCACCCAGGGCGACGAGGCACTGGCGGCCTATCTTCAGCGTGCGGTTGGCTACAGCCTGGCCGGCGACGTGCGCGAGCAGTGTCTCTTCTTCCTCTACGGATTGGGGGCGAACGGTAAGGGCACGTTTCTGGAGGTGGTCCAACGGCTTCTCGGCGAGTACGCCACGACCGCAGCGCCCGGTTTGCTGTTGGAGCAGAAGCATGACCAGCATCCTACGGCCATCGCTGATCTTACCGGACGCCGGGTCGTCATCAGCTCGGAGGTCGGTGAAGGCAAGCGCCTCGCCGAGGAGTTGGTCAAACGCATGACGGGCGATGTTCGCCTTAAGGGGCGCAAGATGCATCGGGATTTCGTCGAGTTCCTGCCTGAATACAAGCTGTGGATCATGGCGAATCACAAGCCGGTAATCAAGGGAACGGACGAGGGCATTTGGCGACGCATCCATACCGTCCCTTTTACGGCCACGTTCTACGATCCCGACCGGGCGCTGCCCGGCCAACCGCTCAAGGATCCACTACTGCTCACCAAACTGCTCGCCGAGCTGCCCGGTATCCTCGCCTGGGCCGTTCGTGGCTGTCTGCAATGGCAACAGATCGGGCTGGCACGGCCGGCGGCCGTGCTGGAGGCAACGCAGAGCTATCGCCAGGAGATGGACATCCTCGGCGGGTTTCTCGCCGATCGCTGCGTTCAGCAGCCTACTCTGCGAGCCAGGAGCGGCGCCCTCTACGCGGCTTATCAGGCATGGTGTCAGGCGAGTGGGGAACAAGCAGCGACACAAACCGCCTTCGGGAGGGCGCTCACCGAGCGGGGCTTCGTGGAAGTGCGCGACCGCAACCTCGGCCGACTTCGCAGCGGCATCGGCCTCTTGGATGAAGACACGAGGGATGATCCTCGCCTTGCGGGAGCGTGACGGGTTTCGTGACGGGTTTTATGCCTGGTGACGGGTTGTGACGGGTTTCTCCAATTGCACGCGCATGAAAAACCCGTGACGGGTTGTGACGGGTTTGCGGCTCCGGCAAACAGACGGAACTGTACAGAAAACATATAGGAAAACCCGTCACAACCCGTCACGGTGCCTGAAACCCGTCACGCTTTGAGAAGACGGCAGCGGTCAGGCTCTTTACCTGTGAGGATAGGAGGGCCCATGGAAGCGACGAAAGCGAGCAGAAAGCAGCGACAGCCGGAGAGGGAAGCCGACGAGGCGCGGTTCAATGCGCCGGAGCACTATGCCGAATTGACGGCGGCGCAGCAGATGGAATTGCAGCAGTGGATCGCCCGGACGTTCACGCCGACCTCGCGAGCGAACTCTCGGACTAGCTACGGACTGAAGCATGACTTCGAGGCCGTGGGTTTCTATGTCACCAACGGCCAGTTCAAAGGCGCCATGCTCGCCGCCGGCTATCAGCCCACACCCGGTACTGCCGGCGAGGTGAACTGGTGCTTCCGGGTCCGGATCCGAAAGGCAGGAGTTGCGCCATGAAACAGGACGAGGCATTCATCCAGCACTTCGAGGTTCCCGTCCGAAGCACGATCTCCAACGCCTTCCTCGACGCGATCCGGAGGGATCAGGCCAGAGACGCCCGCGAGGTCGTCACTCTCGTGCTGGATCAGGCGGTGGCGTGGCTGCGCCAGCCTTATACCCGTTCGCGCGGCGAGTTGACCATTGCCCTTATCGGAGAGTTTGAGGAAGAGGCACTGGCTTATGCCGAGGGAAAGTTCGCCTATCTTGCCCTGTCGGATGAGGAGAAACGCCGGCGCAAATGGGAGAAAGGCGAGCAGCACGCGCTTGTGGTGATGAAAGACAAGCCGGTGAGCCAGAACCAACGTAACCTGCTGCTCGCCTGGGGCTACACGGAAGCGGAAATCCCAACGGACATGGCCGCCGCCAGCGAGCTAATCAAGGCGACGAAGAAGGCCCGGGAGGGGGCGGGACGCGCATGAAAATCTACCTGGCAGGCAAGATCGAGAAGAACTGCTGGCGGCATAGTGTGGTCCAAGGCATCCACTGGGAGACCGCCGAGCATCAGCCAGGGGAGCCGTGGCCGATCCTCTCCGAGGCCGTCGTGGGCGGCTTCGATTACACCGGCCCCTATTTCACCTTCTGCGATCACGGCTGCGCGCATACGCCGGCGGTGGATCACCTCGGAAGGCCGACAGTAGGCGGTCTGCATGGCCTCTCGACGGAGATGTGTGGGGATGCCCCCGATCCGCAACTCGTGCGATCCCTTTGTCTCAGCGCCATTCGCCGCTCCGACCTTGTGTTCGCCTGGATTCACCGGCCCGACTCTTATGGCACCCTGGTGGAACTCGGGTTTGCCGTAGGGCTGGGCATCCCCGTCGTCATCGCCTATCCGAACTGGCACGTCGTTGAGGATATGTGGTTCCTGCGCTCTTGCGGCACCGATCTGGGCGACTTTCCGGAGCCGGCCGCCGCACTGCGCTATCTTGGCACTTATCCTCATAGCCTGCCGCGTCTCGTGGAGGCTCGACGCCCATGAACGCCTTGAGCCTCCCGCTCTTGCAAGAGGCGCTCTCGCTCGCCGTGCCGCTCCGTATCCGGGAGTTCTCCCGGTGGCCGCTGGTGGCCGTGCAGGAGCGGTGCCTGCTGCACTGCGAGCGGCTAGAAGCAGCGGCGCTGACCCTCTTCGCCGCCGATCAGGTGACGACCGCGCCCGAGTGGACCTCGTTCGTCGAGGCCATCGCGTACCTTTCGTTCCGCCCCGAGGGCGTGAGCCTATTCGGTCTGCACTGGCGGGCCACGCACCCGGAGGACGCGAGCCAGGCGCTTACGTGGGACGTTCCCGTAGGGGCCGGGAGGGGAGAGGGATGAGGGACCTCAAAGACCGGCCGGGCAGATTTGCCTATGCCGATCCTCCTTACCTCGGCTGTGGTCACCGTTATCCAGAGAAGCAAGAGATAGATCACGCGGCACTCATCGCCCGGCTCGTGGAAGAGTTTCCGGATGGTTGGGCGCTCTCATGTCATTCGCCAAGTCTCCGAATCCTATTGGCGCTTGTTCCCGACGTAACGCGTGTCATGGCATGGGTGAAGCCATTCTGTTCCTTCAAACCTGGAGTCGGGGTGGCCTATGCATGGGAGCCGCTCCTCGTGTGCGGCGGCCGGCGGCGGACTCGCCGCCAGTTGACGGTACGGGATTGGTGCGCTGCGAACATTACGCTGCGGCGCCCGGTCATCGGGGCCAAGCCCGACGCCTTCTGTTATTGGTTGTTCGGCGTGCTTGGATTAAGAGCTAACGACGAGTTCCATGATCTGTTTCCGGGATCGGGAGCGGTAATCCGAGCGTGGGAGCAATGGCGCCAGCAGCCAGAGATCCCTTATGCGCTGCCGGGACGCCGTCCGCGCCCTGGAACGCTACTGCCCGAGGAGGTGCTGATCGAGGTCGGGAGAGCAGGAAGATGAACCTGCCGCTCACCCCACGCGAGGCCCGCGAGGCGCGCCGCTGCGCCAAACTCTACGTCGAGGAGCGGCTCTCCTGCCGGGAGATCGGCCGGCGGCTGACGATGCATCCGGCCACGGTTAGGAAGCATCTCGACCGGGCCGGGATCCCCCGGGAGAAGGGCCGGCATCTCCGCACCGACGCCGCCCTGCTCGCCGCCATCGCGGCCCTTACCGACGCGGGACTGACCCAACGGGAGATCGGGGCGCGCGTCGGGCGGTGTCATGTGACCGTCGGACGCTGGCAGCCTAGATTGCGCGTCAACGCGCCACGATGCGATTCTGACGCACCGAGCGGCGAAAACGACCAAGAACGCCTCAGCGCGGTTTCCGGCGCGAGGATGGGCGTTCTGGAGAGGTAAGGACCGCCATGAAACGCGGCAACCGCTCCGCCCTCATCAAATCCCTCGCGGACCAGCGCCCCCAGACCTGGCGCGAGCGGGCGGCGGAGCTGATCTGGACGCTCAAGCAGGGACAGCCCGGGATTACCCGCCGGGAACTCCGCGCTTACTATCCCTGGGGCGAGCGAAAAGGCTATCCGTACCGGGTATGGTGCCTGGAAGCGCGGGCGCTCATCGGGCCGGGGAGAAGGGCGGCTCTCGGCTCTCGGCTCTCGGCTTCGCGTGAGGACGGGAACCTGTCCCTCCCCTTCCCCGTCCCGCCAAGAGCCGAGAGCCCCGAGCTGAGAGCCAGAGCGAAGCGACCATGAAACCCTGCCTTCCCTGCCCTGAAACGGCAGAGATCAGTCACCTCTTCGCCCTGGCGGCGCAGACGGTGGCGCGGCTGGCCCTGCCAGTGCTGCCGGAGGCGGATGAGGACGACTGGAAAGCGATTGCCCTCCAGGCCGCCCTGAGGGCGACTCGCAGCTATCGACCCGAACTGGGGTGGGCGCGGCGGACCTGGATCATCAATAAAATCCGGTGGGCCCTCAAAGACGCGCTGCGAGACTGGGATCCGGCGGGACGGACGGCGCGGCAACGCTGGCGCGACTATGAGGAGCAGCAGGCGGCCTATGCAGCGGGGCAGCGGCCCGAGCCGCCGGAGGAGCCGCCTCCCCTGCGCGAGCGGATCCTCTCCCTCGAGGAACTGCTGATCGAGAATGAGGACGGCGTAAGCCACGTCTTTGACCGCGCTGAGCACCTGGCACTCGCCGATGGCTGGTCCGAAGAGCAGGTCGTAACGCAGCTCGCGCTCCGGTCGGCGCTGCGAAGGCTCACCCAGGAGCAGCGAGACGTTCTCTCTGGCCGGATGGAGGGGGAAACGTTTCTCGCCCTCGGCCGGCGGAGCGGGATTTCTGAATCCGGCGCTTTCCAGCGCTACCAGGAGGCAGTCCTCGCGCTCCGCCAAATCCTTGGGGTGACTCCGGAGCCGCCGGCACTTCCGTTGACGCCCGATTATGCCGGCCGTCCCCGGCGAGAGACCGTCCGCCACCGGGAGGTGAGCGCCCTCATGGCCGCCGGTCTCTCGCCGACCGAGATCGCCGCGCAGCTTGCCGCCCCTCGGCCCACTGTCTATACCTGGATCTGGGAGGCCCGGCGCCTCGGCCTGCTGCCGCCGATCGCAGGCGCGGCGCGCGCCGCGGATCCGGACCCCGTCCTGAGACTCCATGCCGAAGGACGCTCCTATGCGGAGATCGCCGCGGCGCTGTCGCTTTCCCACCAGCAGGTCGGCCGCCTCATCCGGCGCGCGCAGCTCGAGGGACGCCTTCCGCTCCGGGAGCCCCGGCCGTCGCGGCAAGAGCGCGCCGCGGCCATCCTCCAGCTTCAGAGGGAGGGCCATTCACAGGCACAGATCGCGGCGCAGCTCGGAATCGCGCTGAAAACGGTCGCCAACATCCTCGGCAAGATCCGCCGGGAGGCTCGACCATGAGCGACAAGCTCATCCTGCGCGTCTGCTATGATCTGGGTCGGCTCACGTCCAATCAGCGGCTCCATCTCCAGGAACGCCGGCGGCGAGAGAAGACCGCGCAGGCCGCGGCCCAGCTCGCCTACTTCGCCGCCGGCGCGCCGCAGGTCGAAGGACGTGCGCGCGTGACGCTCCTGGTGCGCCGCGGCCGCACCATCGATCCGGACCACTTGCTGGCCGCGGCGGAGCCGATCATCAACGCGCTGTTCTGCCGGCGCCGCCAGGGATTCGGGATCACGCCGGACGACAGCGCCCGCTATGTCGAGTGGGCGCCGGTGCAGCAAGAGACCGGAGACCGCTGGAAGCAGCGGGAGGAAGTGGTCATCGTGGTAACTGCGGCGGGAGAAGATCCATGACCCTGACCTTCCCCCATCCTGGCTGCACCTGCCACCACTGCGAGGTGGCCCGAGCCACGCAGGCGTTCCGCGACCGGCTGCTTCAGGCGCACGCAGAGAACGAGGCGCAGGAACGGGAGATCAAAGATCTGCGGCAGCAGGTGCGGAACCTGGGGGAGCAGGTGGCGCTGCTCAATCAGCAGATGGTGGGGATGATCCGGGAGAGGAACGAGAGGAAAGAGGAAGGATGAATCGCGAGCGGCTGAACAGCGTCGTCGAGGCGGCCCGGCAGTTCGTGGCCGTTGTCGAGCGAGATGGTCTGGACGCGCGGACCTTCACCGAGGAACTGGCCGACCTGGAGTTGTGCATGGCGGAGTTGGTCGCCCCGACCTGCGTCGGCTGCGGCACGCCGATCCTGGGAAAGGAGGGAATGCGGACGGGGCGCAACGATCAAGGATGGCTATATTATCACCGGACATGTTGTCGGGATGGGAAGGGTTAGGTGGGAGCGGATACGGACGGGGCGGAGTAAGCATCCCACCACTAAAGCTGGTGAGCATTTAGCCCTACCGGAAGGCGGTTCCCTTTCCAGGGGGAACCCCGGCGAGCTGTCTGGACGGCTTACGATCCCGGCAAGCCGGGACCCGCTCAAGGCGGTCGCCCCTACGGGCCACAAGGACCCGCAGCGTGAGCACACTCGGATTCGGTGAACGTTTTATGCGCCAGCCGTTTTCCCTGGCGCAACTCCCGACGCTCAGTCTTCAAGGTGCGCGGAGGGAGTGCCTTAATAACCGTGATCTCCCGGTAATGGTTCAATGCGCCGCGGCGGCGATCCTCCTCAGGCGCAATGAGGCCGGCTGGGTGTATTATCACCGGACCTGCTGCCGGGACTGGGGGAAGGCGTGAGTAAATGGATCTGTCCCGAGTGTGGGGAGAACTATGAAGCTCACTGCGACATGCATCTGCGGCATGCGTTGGGCGATTGCCGGCGCCGAATCCAGGCGCAGCGGGATAAGGCCCGGGCGACTTCTCGCTACCTGCTGCGGGGTCGGGATGAGGCCCAGGCAATCTCTCGCTACCTGCTGCGGGAGTGGACCGACCCGGAGACGCGGGAGGAGATCCTGGCGAGCCTGCGCGCGGCAGGCATCGGGGTGCCGGCGTGGCTGACGGAGGAGGAGTGATGGGAGTCTCGGTGACGCTCTATTTCCCGATCCGCAATGAACTGTCGGCCGGGCGGCCGGTCTTCGCCGCCGATCGGCTCCACCTGACGCTCGACGACGGCGCCCGGGAGTTCGTCGAGGCCTGGACGGTCTGGGGGCTGCCGGGAGGACTACAGCGATATACCGAGGAGACCGGCTTGGAGACGACGCACACGGACAGCTATGGCGATCCGCTTACCTGGACGCACGCGGCGGAGATCCAGCAGCGCCCCCGGCCCTGGGAAGGGTGCATGGAGTGGACGTTTGCCGTGTTCGCTTTCCTCTTTCGCCTGCCGCCGGAGCAGCTCGTGATCCTGGATTGGGATTGAGACAAAAGAAAGGGAGGCGATGCGAATCATTCTCGCGCATGGCACGGTGAAGCGCGCGTTGTGTGGCTCCTTCGAGGTTTGCGGCGACTTCACGGACCTTCAATGGGTCGCAGAGCAGATCCTCGCCAAAACTACCGCGGCAGAGGGCGGGTCCTATGGGTGGATCTCTATTCCCGAGCGGCCTCCTGAGCATGGGCAGCCGAATACGCCTCCCTGGTGCTGGGAGAGTAATGAAGCGGTTGAGGAGGAAGTGCGATGAGCGAGGAGATGGAGGAGCGGCTCGCGGCGATCGAGGCGCGGCTGAAGCGGCTGGAGGAACAACTGCTCTGGCACCGTCCCATGGTCCCGCCGAAGGGGCCGCGGCCGACGGATCGCGAACTGACGGCGGAGGAGCGGCAGGCGATGGCGGCGGCGGTGCGGCGATCGAAGGAATGGCGGCGGGGCTGACGGAGGGAGAGGACGAGCGATGAGCGACTATCACCGAGTCCTGGATGAGAGAGACAGCGCCCTCAAAGAGCGCGATGATGCCCTCAAAGAACGGGATGAAGCACGCGAGATTGCCTGCGAGGCGGTCGACTGGCTCGACCAATGCGCGGTCGTGCAGGAGCGGGAGGTCTTCGAGGCGTCAGAGGCGTTCTTCCGGCGCACCCGGACTCTTGAGTGGTTGGCCGAGGGTGTCAGGAAGCGCCGGAAAATGAGCAGGGAAGATCGGTAGCGGATCGATCTCTAGTTCAACACCTCGAGAGTCATATTCGTCAGCGAGATGGTGTTCGCCGCATCGGCAGCCGACCATTCGGCGGTGATGTTTATCAAGGCCGTTGCCGTCGTATCGAGCGTGTTGCTCCCGGCGCCCAGTTCCCAGAAGTTCGGCGCCGTCGTCGTGGCCGCCGGCATGTAGAAGAACCGGCCGGTGCTCTGGATCGTGCCGGAAGCGCCGATGGCCCGACAGGCGATCTCCAGCTCGAGTTTCCAGACGCGCGCCGTCACCGAGGCCATGGTCACCGCGCCCGTATCGCCGTTGGTAACTGAACCGATCTTTGTCCGGATCCGCAGGGTCGGCGTCCCGGTCGTCCCTAGCAGGCCCCAGGCGGTGACGCGCACCGTCCGGCCGATCTTGAGCAGGTTCGCATCGAAGGTCGCCGTTCCGATGAGGGTGCTGATGAGGGTTGTTTCGGTGACGGTGTTCGCGACGGTGCCCGTGGCAATCTGGGTTGCCTGCGCCTCCAGAGAGCCGCCGCCGGTGGGCGAGGCGAGGGTATCGGCGCGCACGTAGTTCGTGCCGTCACAGAAGACCCAGGCTCCCTTTCCACTGGGGATCCGTACGCCCGTCCCGCCGGAAGTCTTTGCCGTGATGGCGAAGCCGCCCGCGGCAGCATTGGCAATGAAGAACAGCTTGTGATTGCAGGTCGGAAGGACGAGGTTCCGCGCTGCCGTCAAAGTGCCGCCAACCGAGAGGTAAACCGCCAGGGTATCGCCCTGCGGGACGGTGTAGGATGCCGCGTCGTCATGCGTAATCGCGACCCGGCGGGTATAGGGGCGCGAAGGCGCCGGCACCAGGTTGCCGTCCCCCTTCATGGTCACGAGCTGGACTTCGCCCGGCATCAGCACCGTATCGAACTCAGCAGCCGCCCCCGAGGTCTTGGCGGTCAGCATCGTGCTCGAGTCCTGATTGCTCCGGACCGCCCAGAGCCGGCCGCGCTGGCTGCCGGTGGAGCCGACGAAGTTCAAGTTGCGGTTCGCGCCGTCCACCTCGATGTCGATGAGCGCCTTCATCTGGCTGCCGATGGTGGCAAAGCTGTGATCGGCCGCCGGCGCGGTCAGGCTAGCATACTGCGGATAGTTTTGCGCCAGCTCGAAAATCTCCACCCCATCGAAAAAGAAGACGCCCTGGCTCTGTTCCGGCAGGAAGCGGTCGGTGCCCGGATTGATGATCCGCACGGCGTAGTTGGTGTCGTTGCGGATGATCCACTGGTGACCGGCCACCGTCCCCGCCGCGATCATGGTGGCCGCGCTCGGAAACGTCAGATCCCAGGCGGCGGCGATCGTTCCCTGCGCGAGTTCGATCTGCGAGTAGGTGGTCTCATCGCCGGTAAGCGTCACGTTCGCATTGACGGTCTTGATCACCTGGCCTTCGCGGCTTACCGCCAGGTTCGCCCGCGCCCCGGCCGCCGTCGTCGCCCCGGTGCCGCCGTTGGCAATGGAGACGGGCGTGGCGACCGTCGAGAGGTCGGTATAGACGAGCCCATTCCAGTACCAGACTTTGGAACTGCCGCCGAACGCCCAGAACTGGAGCTGCGAGGGGGGTGTATCCCCCGGCGTCGTCGTGTCGGCGGTATGTCGCTTCAGCATGCCGCCGATGAGCAAGAGAACGCCGCTCGTGTCCACGCTTGAAATGCTGCCGCCCGAGGTCAGCGCCGAGCCGAGGAGGCATTGGGCGCCGGCCGGTGGAGTGAGGGAGTTGAAGACGACCGTGATGGCCCCCGCCTGGCTGAGCCAGATCCAGTTCCGGCCGCCGTCGGTCAGGCTCGCCGTCACCCCGGAGCCGACCGTCACCGTCCCGTTGATCTGCGCCTGCCCGGTGGCGATATTGAGCGTCAGCCCGGCGCCCGCCGAGAGCGCGCAGCCGTGGACGAGCGCATAAGCCCCGCCGCCGAACCGGGCGGTCAGGTCGGCGCGCGTGTGCCCCTCGTTGACCTTCGGCCTGGCGTTGGTGGTCTCGCCCTGGAGGATGGTGGGAGACGTGAGCGGCGCGGAGCTGGGCAGGTAAACACCGGAAAATGTAGGGTTCTGAGGGCAGTTGACGGCAGTCAAGATCGTTGGCATGGGCTTATCCTATGCGTAGACACCTATGAACCGCGATACAATAAAGCATTATGGAAAAGATACCGATGATCGGAAAGACGTACGGACAATGGACCGTCCTGGCAGAGTTGCCCCGATATGAAGCGCGGCGTCACGTCCTTTGTCGCTGTGCCTGTGGGGTCGAAAAACCCATTTATGCCCTCAATCTTCGCACCGGGAAAACTTCCAGTTGCCGCGCGTGCATGGGGAAAAGACTCGCCAAACATGGCGGCTGGCAGACACCGGAATACAAGGTCTGGCAGTCGATGCTCGCGCGCTGTCGAAATCCCAATCTGAAGGTCTGGCCGCTCTACGGGGGACGAGGGATCCGGGTTTGCGAACGCTGGCACGACTTTGCGGCGTTTATCGAAGATATGGGCTGGCGCCCCGGCGCGAATCACTCCCTGGAGCGGATCGACAATGACGGCCACTACGAACCTGGCAACGTTCGCTGGGCGACAACGGCAGAGCAGCAACGGAACAAAAGAACGAACCGTTTTATTGAGTATCAAGGAGAACGGCTAACCCGGGAAGATTGGGCCGCTCGTTTCAATCTCGATCCGACAACTCTCCGTTACCGTCTGGCACAGGGGTGGCCGATCGAAAAAGCCCTGACGGAACCTCCTCGCCCCGAAAGGAAGCCGCGCTTGATAGTCTATCAGGGAGAAACCCTCTCTCTCACACAATGGGCAAAGCGGCTCGGATGCAATCACCGAACGCTCGGGCGCCGCCTGGATCGAGGCTGGCCTGTTGAGCGAATCCTTACAAATCCCCAGGATGAGTGACCGCTACCTCGATCCAAACACCAGCAGCAGGAGTCGGGCGGGAAGAGCCGGAACCTTAGGGAAGGGAGCAGCGATGGGCAAAAGGATCGAAGTCGAGTCCTCGGTCACCCTGGTAGGCAAGCCCTTTTTGGTGCTCTCCTGGGGCTCCGAGCGCGGACAGTTGTCGCCGGAAGAGGCGCGTCATCATGCCGCCGTCGTGATCGAAGCCGCCGAGGCAGCCGAACAGGATGCGTTTCTCGTCATGGTGATGCGGGAAAAGCTTGCCATGACGGATCCGGAGATCGCCACGATGCTACGGGAGTTTCGCGCCTTCCGCGAGGCGCGCCTGGATTTGAAGCGGCCATGACTCTCACGAAGGAGCTGCGGATCGATCGGATCCCCGAGGACCTGGACGAGCTGGCTCCCGGCGTCTACGGCATCTGCGCCGAGCCGGTTCCAGGTTGGCTGCTGATCCCGCTGGTGATCGGGATCCCGCCGGGCGAAGGCAGCGTCTCGCGTTATTTGGACGCGCTTCCGCACGATAAGAACGTGGTCTTCACAGTCGTGCTGAGCATGAAGCTCGCCGGCATGCTCCTGCGGCGCGGGTTTCGCCCGGTGACGTTCTGCCTGTCCGGGCATGAGCCGGTGGAGGCGCTGGCGCGGGGCGCGGAGGGCGTCGAATGAGTGACTCGGAATCGCGCGCCAGGCTTTACCGCGCGCTGCCGGAACAGTTTGCCTGGGAGCCGTTCGCGGACGCCGATCTGGCCGACGTCGATCCCAAGAGCCTCGCGGTCATGCTCTCCGGTCCTTCTGATCCCGCAGCCTGGCCGACCTTTCGGCAGTGGGAGCAGATGCAGATCGACCTCGCGGCGGCCCGTGAGGAAGTCGCCGGACTAACCGCACAGCGAGAGCAGTTGATCACCCAGCGCGACCAGTACCATGGGGACCTGGCGGCGGCCCGCGATCTGCTCCGCCAGGCCACGCGCGGCGGGCGAGACATGCCGGGCCACGCGGAGGTGGTCGGCGGCATGTGCGCCTGTAAGACCTGCGCAGAGCTGCGCCGGCTTACGGGTTTGGGGAGAGGGAAGTGGAATGGCTGAACCCTGGCGCTGTCCGATCTGCGGCTGGGACGAACGCCTGGATCTGTCGCACGAACAATGCTTCGAGACCGTCGCCAACCTCGCGGCAGGGCTCCTCTCGCGTCGGCTGCGGGGCCTCGCGCCCTATCTGAAGAACGATTGCCTTCGCTGGCTCAAGCACGCCGACGCAGGAATTCAGAAGGCGAAGGAGGAGGCGGGGTTAATCGAGGCGCCCGCCACCGAGAAAGCCACCCGCTAACGTCGATGCCCCGCTCATAGAGGCTGTAGGTACTCCACTCTGCCGCGAACGCCGCGACCGTCCCCTCCCAGAGTTTCCCATCCTGCGGGAAAGTGCAGGGCCCGCCCGCGTGGAGGCAGGTCACCTGATCCCCCTCCCGGGCCACGACATGGAGCCAGTAAGAACACATTTCGCTCCAGAGATCGCCGGGCTGCGGATCGGCGGCGGCTTCCGCCTGTAGCTGCTCCCGGGCCGCGAACTGCTGGCGCTCGAGTTCCTGCAACTCCTCGGCCCGCTTCTCGGCCTCCGCGCGCTGGTGGGCGATCGTCGCGTTGAGACGCTCGAGGCGATGCTGCGCTTCGCTGATCAGCCGAGGTTTCATGTCCCGAGGAACCGCTTGAAGCTCGTTGCATCGTCGCTTGACCACCAGTCTGACGGCCCGACGTGCGTCGAGTAGATCGTCGCCAGGATGAGCCGCTTCGGTCCTTCCCAGGCCAGCGCCATACTCGAGGGGATGTCCTTCACCGCGAGATCCGCTCCCAGGTTGTCCTGCACGCTCACCGGACTGCTCCAGTCCACCTCACCCGGATAGCGGCGTGTCATGGCGACCTCGCCTCCCAGGTAGGCCCACGCCCACAGCGTGCCGTCGTGACCGGCCGCGAATCCCGGGTGCGTCCCGGAACTGATTCCAGTGACAGCGCCGGCGGTGGCGGCGAACGTTTCGCCGTCGTCCGTCGAAAAGAGCAGCGAGGTCGCACTCCCTCCCGCGAGCCGAACGTGCAGCCACCACCAGCCCCGCAGATCCGGACAGAGCCGGAAGCTGTCATCTTCGATCGTGATATCCGCCCCGGCCGCGTTCTTCAGGTAGAACGGAGAACCAGCGGCCGCCTCGCCGGTATACTGGCGCGTACAGGTAATCTTATTCGTCGCCGTTTCGTGGGCAGCCCGTAGAATCGTGCCCTCCGTCGAGCACGCGATGTCCGGATGTCGCGCATTGGCAAAGATCGTGGTTTCACCACTCCAGGTGCGTCCATCATCGTCAGAGGTGCGCTCCAGGGTCTCGGTCGGGCAGTAATAGGTGAGGTGGAGCCGCTGTCGGGGCGTCCAGCAGAACCTTCCCGTGGCGCAGTCTCCGGTGTTCGTGGCCGTGACCTCGAACTCATAACTGAACGGAACCGGGTCGTGACTGTAAGCGAAGCGGATGTTCCCGTTGATCGTGGATACGCGGGCGTAGTTGCCGAAACTGGAGGTCAGATTGAAGACCTCATCGCTGACGGCCGGGACGGTGGCCTGGAGCCGGACTCGCTGGCCGGTGCGGGGTTTGCGGATGGTGGAGCGGACATAGCGGAGGACGGCGGGCACGAACTATTCCTTCCGACCGACCTCGCGCTCAAGCAGGATCAGCAGCGCCTCGGCCTGCCCCTCGGCGAGTCGCAGGGTGAGGCTATCCCCGCCCCCTTCCGGTCGCACCTCCACGGAGATGTGAGACGGCGTCCAGGGTAAGCGCCGCTGCCGCCGCACATCGAAATGGAGGATCGGCTCCTCGCGCAGGTCGAGGATGTACCGCTCGCTCATCCTTCCTCCGGGAACTGCGCCTTGAGCCAGGCGAGGAGAGAATGCCGATCCGCCTCGGTCAGCGCGAAACAGCAGTGCTCCGGCCCGATATCCACCCGGAACACTGCCACACCGTCAGCGGTAACGGACACTTCCAGGCTCCCTTCTGGGGTCCACCAGATCAGCCGACGCGCGGAAGGAGTAGGCGCCTTCGAGAAGCCATCGCTCATGCGTCCTCCGGGAACTGCTCCTTCAGCCAGGCGAGGAGGTTGCGCGTCTCCTGCGTGTCAAGGATGGCCGCCTGCTCTGATGGCTCCCGACCAAGACGGATCATCAGGCAATGGCTGCCATGCCGGGTGATGATCTTCCGGCACAGCAGATCGACATCGGAGGCGATATAGTGCTTGGGCTCGCTCATGCGTCCTCCGGGAACTGCTCCTTCAGCCAGGCGAGGAGTTGGCGGGCCTCATGCGGCTGAAGAGTCAGCGAGGAATAGAAACCCGCTTCGCGATCCTCCCAGCGGATCGCGACACGACTGCCCTCTTCCCGGTCGATCCACAACTCTTCGCCGTCAGTCCGGCGCAAGCAGATACTCGCCGCTTGTAACTCACGAACCTTCGAGCAGACAACTGAACTCTCGATAGGTCGAGCCATCCAGGTACTCTCCCGTCCGGATCGGCACCGTCACGAACCCGCTCGCGTCCGTCGTGCCGCTTCCGAGCGACGGGTCATTGCCGACCGGCGCCCCGCCGAAGAAGGCGCGCGCCGTCACCGTCTGGCCGGCGCCGCCCCGGGCGTTGGCCGCGGTCCGCGTCTGGGCTTCGAGGGCCATCCCGAGCCGATTACGCTGGAAGATCACCTGCTCGGCCGGAAGGAGGCCGCCGACAAGGTGAACATCGGCGGCAACGAGGCGGGCGACCAGGCTCACGTTCGTGTTCTTCGCCACCCGGGTGTGGGGGAGATTGAGCCGCAGCCATTCCGCCCGCCGAGCCGTGATCGTGTTTCCGAAGCTGTCGGTGAGGGCATCGCCGGCATCCGGCGCGAAGGCGGTATCGTCATAGGTCGCCGTCAGCCCCTCCAGCCGGTGCAACTCCGTGAACATCTGCTGAAGGGTCACCCCCGGGACCAGGGCCAGACCCGCCGCTCCGCCAAGGCTCTGAGTATCGACGGGATCGCTCTCATCGGGTGCGTAGTCGAAGACCCCGTTCTGGTGATCCTTCGTCCGATCGATCAGGCCGTCGAGGTCGGCATCCGTCCCGTCGATGATACTGTCTCCGTTCCACTGTGAGAAGACGAACTCCCCGTCCTGGGCCAGCATCACCCCGCCGGTATCGGTGAAACTACGGAAGCCGTGCTTTAGATAGGCATCCTGATCGGCGACCAGTTCCATGCTGTTGAGCGTATAGGCGCCGATGTTGAACCCGGAGATGCGAATTGAGTCCACCCGCTCTCCGTAGAAAGGCTTCTCTCCCTCGTCCGGGTAGAGCAGATCAATCCGCTGCGTGCCTGAGACAGTCCACGTCTTCGTGTAACTCCGGTTCACCGTGACGATACTTTCGTCCTCCAGAATGACCGCCCAGCTGACCCGGAGCGTCAAGACCGACGCGCTCGGCACGGTCAGGTTCACGTCGAGATAGGCGTAGAGGCTCCAACCCCACACGTCATCGGTGGCCCCACTCGCATAGTAGTTGTGCTTCGTGGTCGTATAGTTATCGTCCGTCTCCTCATCCGGATGGGCTGGGGTGTTCCAATCCCGCCAGCTTTCGGCGAGGGTGCGGGTGACGTGACTCCCGGTCGCCCCCACTGTCCAGGTCGAACCTCCCGCGCCCGAAACGATGATATCTCCCGAGGAAGCCACCCAGACGTTGGGGGAGAGGAGCATGGTCAGCGGCGAGTTGATCCGCACCGTCCCGACGTTCCAGGTTGTCACCGCGCTCTTCGTCGGGTCTTTCGGATCATTGCCCTCGAAGACAAACGTCCGATCCGCCTCATAGGGCCGGATCGTCTGGGCCGCGAGCCAGGGGTTTGCGAGGGTCGCCGCCCCGACCGCGCGCACAAAGGGGAGGTCGGCGCCGTCTTCGGCGAACATATCGGCGGTCTGGGTGAAGCTAGAGGGGACGCTCCTCGCGCCGTTATAGGTCGCATCCGCCCCGGTCACCGCCACGCCATCCGGGCCGATCAGCGCCAGATCGACGGTATACCGCCAGGTGGGGCCGAAGTATTTTTGATCGGAGTTGATGATCTCATAAGGGCCATGCGTGAGGGCGACCCCGTTGGAGGTGAAGTTGGAGAAGCGGGCATAGGTGAGCGTGGGGGGGTTGAAAGTAGCACCGCCCATGGTCATGATCTCGCCGGCACCGATGACCAGGGGAGGTTCGGTAAGCGTGTCATTGCGAACGACCGTTCCCTCAACGTCGATCGCGATGGTCGTGGCGCTATCCGTCCACCAGGAATAGCCGAGGACGTTGGCGCCCGAGTAGGCCACCCCGAGCCGCAAGTTTCCGATCACCTTCGTGATGGTGACGGCCGGAAACCAACCGGGGGTACAGGAGCCGGTGCCAGTGTCAAGGAGGGTTCGCACGCCGTTGACGTAGAGGGCTAGCTCCAGGTTGTCATAAGAAGTGACCCCGGGACCAAGGCCGGTGCAGAGCAGATCCGTCGCGCCGGCCGCCGCTTCCACCACGATCCGGGCCTCGGCGCTGCCGGAGCCGTCGATCAGTACCGCGCCGGCGCCGACCATCTGCCGGAGTTCTACGTCTACCGTCAACGTGTGCGTACGGAGAATGCCGGTGTCCAGCGTGCCGCTTCCGAGCGCCGCCATGCATTACCTCCCGGAGGAGAGCGCCGCCATGCATTACCTCCCGGAGGAGAGCGCGGCCATACGTTAGAACCTGAGGCTATGCCTGCCTATCCATACCGAGTGCTGAAGGAGACGCATGGAGAAGTGTATCTCGCCATCCGCGTGTCGCTCTATCTGGCCGCGGATGGCTCGGGGGCGCTGTTCTTTGAGCGCGGCGCCCGCTTTCTGCACCCGAAGCCGCTCGGAGTCACCATTCCCCTCATGCGTGTCCTGCCGGATCGGGAGCCTGATTACTTTCAGCGCCGCCTCAAGCGCGAGGGGATCGGCGTCACCGTTGTTGTCAGCCGCGAACTCTGGCCGCCTGCGGAGGAGATGCTGACGATGATCATGGACCAAGCGGAGGTCGGCGCGCTGGAGTTCATTCTGCGCGAGCGCTCCTTGACCTGTGAAAAGTGCGCCGGCCACGAGTTCTATCGCGACGGTCGTATCCTGCGGTGTCTACTCTGCCGGCATCTTCCCGCCGGCACTCCTACCGCGTGACCACCGTCCCCATCCGCACCACCGCGAAATCCTATCCCCGCACCCGGTTGAGTGTCCGCAGCCTGCGGTTAGCGCGCCTGTCATGCGTTACCACTCGCCGTAGAACTCCCGGTGTTGTCCCAGCAGCCGCAGTGTCTCCGGGTCAATCTCGGGCTTCCAGGGGAGGATCCGCTTCGGGTATTCGCCCTTCCGGTGGGCACCAATCCAGAGGCGCTCCGCCGTGCGCCGCGCCTGTTCCCGCTGCCTTATCGCCTCGTAGTATCGCTCTCTCAACTCCGTCGCATGGACCATGCCCAGTCCTTCAACAAGGATCACGTCGCCGCTCATCGCGTGACTACCTGCCCCATCTGGACCACCTCGAAATCCCGGCCCCGCACGCGGTTGAGCGTCCGCAGCTCGTCATCGTTCCAGCGTGGATCCGGGGCTCCCGAGATATACCAATCGCTCCCGTTGTCGGCGACGAACATTCCGTAGAGCTTCAGGGCCCGGAGGATCACCTGGACGCGCGGCGGAAAGCTCGCCGTCTCGAAGCTGCTCCGCAGGCGCACGCGCATCCCCATCGGCGGCAGGTTCGGAGAGGTCCGGCGGCTCGCGAAGTGCCGCGCGGGCGCCACGTAAGCCCGCCGGCTCCGGCTCACCGTAAACCGCAGGGCGTGCCGGATCTCCTGCTCCTCGACCACTTCATCGTACCGAACCAGGCCCGGGAAGATCGGGAGGCCGGCGGCGTCGGCGGAGGTCCATCCGGCCGGGCGGAGGCGGTTGGAGTTCAGATCGAACTTCGCGCCGCAGGCCGCCGCCCAGCCGTTGCCGCGCTTCTTTGCGACGGCCAGCTCGAAGAGTTTCCAGTTGTCCCGGTCCACCACGAGCACGTGAGCGTCCGCGCCGGCCTCCACCGGCGCGTGGGCCGGGATCGGATAAGGGCCGGGATCGCTCTCCTGCGGCCAAGCAGTAAACTTTACGGGGACGGTCGTCTGCGGGCCGGCCACAACTACATAGGGGATGCCGTTGGGCTTTCCCTCCCAGGTCGTCCCGAAGTCGGGATGGAGGCCGGTGTTGGCGCCGATCGAGGCGATGAGCCGGGCGGAGTTCGGATCGACCGGGTCATCGTCGATGACCTGATTCCAGGGGTTGTCGGCCGGGAAGGGGCGGCGACCGTGGAGGGAGGCGTTCGGACCGAGGCCCGGGACGCCATGCGGCGGCGTCTGGCGCTCCATGAGCCATGCGGGGAGGAGCAGGCACAAGAAGAGCGAGAGGCAGAGGTCACGCATCAGCCATCTCGTCCGGCTTCAGCACCGCGATAACGCGGATGATGCCCCAAGGAAGGAAGATATCCGTGGCATGCTTCTGCCACGCCGGGGTGCGCCACCAGCAGGCGCCCGTTAACCAGATTCCTGCCCCGGTTGCCGCGACGAGGTAACCTTTGTGGCTGCATGTCTCGTGGAGGCAGTCAATCCGATATGCCCCGCCGGGGTGGAAACCGAGGCGGATACTCTCTTGCTCCTGGAGCGTCTGATGGGGGACCATCACCTCGCGCCTCTTATTCCTCCAGCCATTCGTTTCCTGCCTTGAGTTCGGCCAGCCATTGCATCGTCTTCCGGTCGAAACTCATCCGATGCTTCAGGACGGCATAGCACGCCCGGGCGATGGCGCGGGCGCGCTGGAGCTGGTCCTCCCGGCGCTCCGGCTCCGGGCGCGGATCGAAGGGTGTTTTCGCGGTCAGACTGGCAGCCATGATCGCTCCTCAAGGGCCGGCGCCGGTCCTCGCAGTTCGTGAGGGGAACCGCTCGCGGCGCCGGCTGGTTACAGGCGGGATAGGGTTCGGCGGCAGGCGGGGAAGTTCCTCCCGGGAGGGGCCGGGACTAGCGGCGGCAGGTCCAGCCGCGATGCTGGCGGCAGCGACCATGATAGACGGCATGCATGGATGAAACCAGAAGTCCATGTTCAGCACAGAAGGCATGCAAGTTCGGGAATGCTTCGATGGGCGATCCGTCCGGGCGTTGAAAACCTTCCCAGAGCCGACCAGAATGTGCGAGTGATCGAGCGCGCATCTTTTCTCGCGCCTCCTCGGAGTGGTTCCAGCCCTTGGCATGCTTTTTGCCCCGGTTGGACTGCCCGATTTTGGCCCGAGTTTCTGCACTCACAGGACGGCCGAGAGGGCAGCCGATGCGAGCGGGGGTCGTGACTGCTGCGACGGGATCCCACCCACGCTCCAAACGCGATTTTATCGTCGCTGGCTGGATGCCATTCTCCCTCGCCCATTGCGCCCGCGTCTTTGTCACCCCGGCTATTGTCAAGGGATAGGCGGCTAACATTTGCCGTTTCGTGCGCTCGCTGAGTTCGGCGCGCTGTTCGGCGGACATGGTGCGCTTCTGTCCGCTGGCCCGGTAACGCTGCGCTCGTTCCTTGGCGGCTTGGCGCAGATTTTCTAGGGCCTGTGGCGTGTACGCTATGCCCCTGCGTCCCTCGCTAATCCGCTTGCAGTGCGTCGGCGAGAACTGAAGTCCGTGTCTACTCCCGTTCCCGCCATCCGTGCCATTCATCAAGGGTGCGTCTTGCGAGCGATAGTGAGCAACCCACCGCCGTTCCGCCTCTTGCCATTCGCTCTCCGGAACCATCTCCAAAACCCGCATCTGTGGTTTCTGGTTCTGATCCCGCAGAGCGATAATCCAGCGGCCTAATGCCCGGCCTCGGTCCTCCGTGCGACAATGCCTTCGCCATCGGACGTGTGGCTGATTTGTGCGTCCGATATAGCTGACTGCATTGGTCTCTGGATGCGTGAGCGCGTAGATGAAGATGAATCCGGATTGTGGATCGGGCAGCCGATCGGCCCCGCCCCCCGAGGGGGGCGGGGCGTCCGACTCTTCGGCCTCATGCTGCTTCAGCGCCTCGCGGGTCTCCGCCTCGAAGGTATCCCAGGCGGGGCGCATGTCAAAGGGCGGCGCCTGCCACGTTTGCCGAGGACGGAGGTGCTTCAACGACCCAAGATGGGTCAGGGAGCCGCGGCGGGCGAAGCGGGCCTCAGCATCCATGATGCCCTCCCGTCGCCGGCTCTTCTTCGAGCAACTCCAGGCCGAGCAGGGTCAGCGCCGAGCCTTGGCTGATGAGGCTGTACCCCAGGGCGCTCTGATGACAGCAGCGGCGGTCGGTTCCCTGGCAGTGCTGGTGCCATTCCGCGCAGGAGCAGCCATCGGCGCCGACGATGTACAGGGAGCCGGATTGGGTCTCGCAGAGCCAGCGGTCTTCGTGCCAGGGCTGCCAGTGGTAGGCGGATGGCTCGGGGCGCGGGTGCTCCACGGGGAGGAGAACGGTGGGGACGTGCGGAACTCTTTCCATGTCATGGGCCTCCTAACCAGGCGCTTGACCATGCCCGCGGCTTGCGATCAACAAGCGCGCGGGCGTTTCCTATTATGGCTGTAGGTTCAACGCTGCCGGCGGCGGCTCCTCCCGATGTTGAAGAAAAAGTTCAACTATTTTTCAGGCACAAACTATCGAACAGTTTGGTAGTCTGTCAGCTCTCCATCGGCCACGATGACCACCGGCAGCAAGAGGCTCCGCACGTCTACCGTGCCGTAAACGCCACAGCTTCGACAGAAGATCGGCTGGCCGGTCCACTTGTCGATCCCTTGCAGGCCGGGTGGCGTTCCCCCGCACTCCGGGCAGCGGATCCGCTTCGGCTCGTTGGCGAGGTTCCAGTCTCGCACATCGGAATGGTGAACCCGGAAGACCTGCGGGCGGGCATTGTTCAGCATCCAGCGGGCCACCGCTTCCGCCGGCCGAAACGCCCTTCCAAAGAAGAACCCGATGATGACGATGGCGATGGCGACTACTGCCCGATCGTAGCCTCTCCGCGACATGGCGCCCTCTTTCAGCGAGAAGACAGCAGTTATCCTGCTATCTTCGCCGCCGAGACGCCTGCTTCCTCCTATGCCCAGGGGTTCGGGCCGTCGAAGGCGCTCATGTCGAACATAAAGACCTGCTCCAGGGCGGCGTCCATCAGGTCAGTCTGATCGGTGAAGTCAACGGGGAGCGCGAGCAACTCCGGCAGCATAAAGGTGCCGGTCGTCCCGCCCACGGTTGTTCGGGGGCTGTAGGGACTGGTTCCCAACGCGCGCCGGCTCTCCCGGCTGACGACTTCGCGGAAGTTGTTCAGGTCGCGCATCGTTTTTACCCGTAAACAAGATCCTCTTCGATCTTCTCGGCTTCGAGCATCTGTCGCATGATGCCTGATTTTTCCCAGTGGGGATTACATGACCGGACCACGTAGCGGTCCGTATCGATCGTGATGAGATCCAGCGGCAGCAGGGGCCGCTTCAGGCGGAAGGTATAGACGCCTGGCTCCAGGGTGGCGGCGGGGATCAGCGTGTAGGCCGAAATGAAGCTCCGCAGCGCCCGCCCCCTCCCCGCGAGATTATACCGCCGGTTGCAGGCGAAGTTCACTGCTTCCTGCGTGTCGAGGGTCGTATCGTGGAGTTCCATGCCGACCATACGGCCTATGTAGTCCGCAGAATTCGGATCTGCGGTCGCCGGATGAAGCGGGCTGTTGAACGACTTCTTGTTGACCCGGACGGCCTGGAGAGTCTCGACGGCACCGCCTGGCTTGGCCTTCGCCACACCCCGAACTACGATGACATTGAACTCAGGGCGAATGGGAATTCTGTCGAGCCGAGAGAGGATAGGGCTGGTATTCGCTGCGTACGCGGCATCGATGTGGGTGATGCGGCCGGCGGTCGGACGCGTCGTCACGAAATTCCAGACGGGGGTATCTGTGGAGACCGGCGCCTTCTTGAGCCTCCATGCCCCCGTTGTCAGGGCGTTGGCGTCGAAATAGACCGCGGCATTCAAGTATGAACTTGCCAGGTTGCCAATCCAGTCGCTGACATTGACGCTTGGGTTTGGCATGAGGTTCGTTTCGGGGGCCGTCGCCGGGTTGGCAAAGAGCCGCATCGGCTCGTCCGTAATGAGAATCTGGCTGTCGGGGAAGCCACACATCATCAAGATATAACGCAGCGCCGAGGTCACGCGCCACGGTTCGCGCAGACCGGTTTCCCGCCCCTCCGGCGACGTGATGCTGTCCTGGAAGTCGAACTGTTGGGAGAAGAAGAGGCCCTGGAGCCGGTCCCACTTGCCGGCGCACTCGATGTCCAGGCTGTGCCAGTTCGGAGAGGGAAAGGTCTTCCCTGACTTGCCGCGTTGGCTCGCGGTGACCCGGCCGGTGTACCCTTCGAAGGCAATGATGGGGATGTCGCCGCTCGCCGGGGTGACGCTGATCTGGATACCGACGCCGCCCCGCACGCGCAGGATGGCAAGGTCATTGCTCAGATCCTCGATCCGAAGGCTGGCGCTCTCCTCATCGGCTCGAAAGCCGGGGCCGGTGATCGAGACTTCCTGGCACTTCCCGAACCCTACCCTGAGGGTGGGCGAATGGGTCTGGGTGTGCCCGTTCCGGAGGATGTGGTAGCCGAGAAAAACTGGCGTGTGCCACTTGTTGTTTGTCGTCTCCCCCGTGTTCTCCAGGAGGAAGTCACAGCGTAGTTGATTGAGCCCTCCCGGAGGATTCCAACCGCTCAGAGTCCGCGCGACGCCGTTGAAAGTGAAGCTCTCCGTGTCGGCGACCAGGGCGGTCCCGTCTGCCTCCTTGATGGTCGGCGTCACCGAAACCACCTGCGTCCCGTTGACATAGGTCACCCAGGCGTTGACCTCCGCTCGAACGACATGCTCATCGGTCACGCCGTAAGGGAGGTTAAATCCACGGTCCTGAATCGTGCCGGAAGAACCATACGCCAGTCTGCTTATCGCCCATTCCATCCGCACGTCCCGACGCACGTCCACCGTTACGTGGCCGTTGCCGCTGATCGGATAGTAGAACTGTTCGGGCGTAAGATTCCCGTCCGGTCGGTCGGTGATCTCGTGGAGGTAGGTGGAGCGACTGCCCGGGTCGCGTCGGCCGGCGCGGATCGCCGCCAACAGATCCTCCGTCTGCGTGTGCAAGAGGTTCGGCACGATGCCCGGTGAGAGGGCGGTCAGCTCCAAAAATCGCGGAAGGTGAGGCAAAATTCTCAAAATTAAGGCGCCGCCAGGGACCTGCGCGGGGGGCACCCAGCGCCAGTCTGCCTTCTCGACCCAAGCGCCTTCTACGCGCTCAAAGAGCTTCGCGTGCCCGTCGCCGGAGAGCGCGAGATACCACTTCCCGTAACCGGCTTCGGTGAGGATCCCTCCCCAAGAAAAGCCGAAAAAGTAGTCTGGGATCGCGAGCTGATTGCCGGGGATGATGAGCTTTAGCAAGTAACCAGTATCTGCATCGTGGAGAGGGTTACCAAAAGCAAGCCGGTCCAGGGGGTACAGGGCGGTCGGAAGCGTGGGCTTGGGGTCGCCGACTACGATGGCATTGCTCCACGTCGCGCCGGCCCCGATCCGCTTGATGAAGTAGTAATCGCCCGTGGTTGCCACATCCGCGTGGGGACTGACTCCGGTTAGCTCTGACAACCGTCTCCCTCTGGTGATCTCCTTCACGATACCCGAGGCGTAGAAATCCGTCAGGCGCATCGCGTACTGGTTCTCAACGGTCGTGTCGCCTGTCAGCGGATCGTTGAGGGGACGCAAGATCCAGGCGCCGGAGGAGAGGCGGATCACGCCGGAGGTGGCGCTCGGTTCCATTTGCTCACCGCGCCGCCTGTGAATGTACCAGGGCTGCGTGAGAATCGTCTCCGTGTAGTCGAAGGAGATCGTCGTTTCGCGGCCGCGGGTGAGGTGGGTTGTTTGAACCTGTTCGGTTCGCATAGGGGATTAGAAATTCACGGAGTAGGCGCCGAAGCGGACGTGTCCGGAGCGGAGTGCCTGCCCCAGCTCGAAGCCGGCGCCGACGCCGAAGGCGGACGGCATCGCCCCGCGCGTGCGCGTGCCGCCTCCGTACGTGCCGTTGAGCTTCTGCATTTCTGCTGAGTTTCGGTTCAGGGCTTCTGTATTTTGATCGAGGGGGGCCTGGCGATTCGCCCACCAGCGCGCCAGCATGATGCCTGGTGCGAACATGGTAGACGCCTTAAAGGTGTAATCGAGGAGTTTGACGCCGGGAATGAGGGCGGTCACGATGAGGGTTTCGAGTTCGGTGAAGGAGAGTTTCAACTCGGCCAGAGCGAGGTTGAGTCGGGTGCCCGCTACGATCCGTTCGGGGCTGTAGATTTCGGCGTTGAGCTGTGCCAGCTTGGCCGCGTTCTGGATCTCTTCCGGGGAGAGGAACGTCAGGGGAAGAAGCTGCTCGGCGCCGCTGCCCAGGGTACGGGCTTTACCGATGGCGGCGCCCATCCCCTCGTTTAAGCGGGTCTGCCGGAGGCCCTCGATTACCTTGAGGAGCATCTCGCCGCGATCAGTGGCGCCACCAATCTCGTAGGGACGATAGGGGATCCCAAACTGGCCGGCGATGCCGATGCCAAATCCGGAGAGGGTGCCGGCGTGGATGCCAGCGGCCACACCGCTGATGTTGTTGATCCCCACCGCCTGGCCGAGGAGATCGGCGAGCAGGGACGTAGAGCCGGAGGAGCCGAGGCCGAAGCGCGTCTGGGCGAGTTCCTGGAGCGTTTGTCCGACGCGGTTGACGGCGGTTGAGAGGCCCGCGAAGCCGGCGGTTGCCACAGCGAGGGCCACGTTCAGCTTGCCGACGCCGAGCATAATACTGCCCAGACCGGCGCCGCCGCCACCTCCAGAGGTGCCGAAGCCGCCCAAGACTGCCGCCACCTGCTGGAGCCCGGCCACCACCTCCGCGTGGCCGCGGAGGTCGAACTCGATGACGTGTTTCTCGTCAGCCACTACTCAACCGCTCCCAGAGATCGCTATCCCCTTCCTGCCGGATCTCCTGAACCCGTTCTTCGTAATCGGCCTCAAGGTCTTCGTGGTTCGCCACTGCGAACTCCAGCAGCTCGCCGAGATACTCCCGAGAGAGCGGCGGGATCTCCTGGCCGGCGCTCCCGCCCAGCCGATCGTTGATGGACCGCAGGAGGGCATCCCGCTGGAAGGTCACGAGAGGATGCTCCCCGGTGAGGGTTAGAGCAGCCCGAACGATCAGCCCATAGGCACTGCGGGCGATGCTCCGTTCGGGCTGGCCACCGGGGGGCTCGCGGTCAACTCCTGCAACAGTCGTTGTACCTGCATCCAGGTCTCCGGCAGCCGAGCCGACATCACGAGGAACTCGATCGCCTCATACCGCTCCGCCGGATCCTCGGCCTCCTGGCACTCCACCGCCACCGCCACGTTGTTGCAGAGGAGCTTTGAGAGCTTGACCTCGGGATAAGGGAAGGGCGCCGGCCCGCGAATCTCGGAGCCGGTAATCCAATCCTCGATGAGCTTCTGTGCCCGCTCGGCCGCCATCGCCAGGTCGGCGGCGTCCGGCTTGTGGAAGGCCAGGGTGAGGCTTTGCCCGTTCTCCTCAAAGGTGCGCGTTTCGACACGGCGTGCCGGCCGCTCCAATGCGTAGACGTTGACTTTTGGCATAGACTTAAGAGGTGGCTGCCATCGCATACAGCGGGTTGTTCTGGTCGGTGATGTCTATCATGGCGATCGTCAGCTCGCCGACGACTTTGCCCTTCTGCCAGACCTCCCTATATTGCGCCTGGGTCCCATAGAAGGTAATCGTGGCGACCTGCCCGCCCGCCCCAAACGTCGCCGGATAGCCCCGCTGGAGAGTGAACAGGATGAAGTCGGTATTGGCGAGGAAGAAGGTCAAGGCGAGAAGCTGGCTGTCGGTGCCGGTGCGGAGGATCTCCCGCAGCACCACCTGATCGTCCTTCTCCACGACGACGTTGTTCTCGTACGGAGAGGTGATCGGGGCGATGTCCTCTGTAATCGCGCGGCCTCGATATTCCACGGAATCGACAATGGCGTGAAAGTTTTGTGATGAGCCGGAATTGGTGATCGCCCCAGCCGCGTCAGCGATTTGCCCGCGCGCCGTCAAGGAGTAGACATCCCGGCCGCGGAGGGGTTGGCGAAGGGTTGCAGCCATGCGGGTTCCTTATGCCAGGGTCGGCGCGGTGCCGCTGTCGATCATCTGCACCGTCAGGCGGGCGACATTTTTCCCCCGGACGAGGGTCTCCTCGTAGGCCGTCATGATTCCTAACATCGAAAAAGACCGGCCTTGCCTGGTTGCTACTACGCGCACGTACGCCGAGCGGCCCGCAAACCATGCGTTGCCAAGAAAACACTTCGTGTAGGAGGTCGAAACGGTCAGGTGTCCATAGCCCATGATCTCGGAGAGCACGATGTCATAGCCGATCGTGATCGGGTAGTGATGGGCGTTCGTCCGATTGAGGGGGGAAAGATTCTGTGTGTTCTTCCGGGGCATGATCTGCAGGCCATCCAAAAGCCCGGTGAGAGTCGCGAGGTCGTTGTTGCCAGGCGTGCCGTCATCGAGCGCCCCGGTCGTGGTATTGAGCGAGAGGACCGTCAGCACCACAGCGCCGGTGCCGCTGCCGAGCATCCAAAGGGGAATCGTGCCGACTGTTGCCATGCGTCTATCCTTTCAGCGCTCGCCGCATCGCCTGCTGGTGCAGCCGCCGGCGCTTCGCCGCCACCCGCTCTCCAATCCGCTTGATGATCGGGCGGGCAATCATAACCTTTGTCCCGCCGAGGAGGAGCCGCGCCTGTGGGCTGTTGTTTACCAGCCGCGTCGAGAGCCCGCTGCCCGTCTTTCGGGGGCCGCTCACCCGCCACGCCGCCAGGAAGCGCCCGGTCTGGACGTTCACAATCGCCACATCCCCGGGAGGGCGCGGCCTCCGCCTGGCGTAGGGGTGGCCCATCCGCCGGAGCGCCGCCGAGGAGTAGGGGCCCGAGGAAAGTTCGCGCGCGATCCGGAGCGCCTCGGCCGCCGCCTCTTTCTCCGCCTGCCGCACCGCCTGCTCGAACTGGAGCGCCTTGCGCCGTAGCAGGAGCGCGATCTGCTGGGGGGAACCGGAGGGCATCAGGAAGCCGTTTCGCCGAGGGTGAAGCGGAAGGAGATCCGGCCGCCGAGCACCGGCACGTTTTTGCCGAGGAGGATGGCATTCACGTCCAACAAGGGCCCCCAGTCGATCTCGGAGACCTCCAGAAGGCTCGCCTGCGAGTTCGTGAAGGTCGCGGCCCGCATCGCGTTCTTGATCGCCTCTAGCCCCTCGTGGATCTGGTTCTCAGCCGAGTCGGGGTCCTGTTCCTGGGCGACGGTCTCGGCGACGATCAGATAAACATCCACGACGGGTTCAAAGGCGTCGTTGGTGATCCCCCAGTCACCGGCGGGGGCCACTCCCTGATGCAGCACCAGGTAGGGGTAGGCGGTCGGCACTTCCCAGCTCGTGCGTGCTAAAGCCTGGCTTGTGTACAGACCCCCCGGAACGGCCGTCGGCATCCCGACGCGCAGGGCCGTCATGGCGTCGGCGCGGAACGCGAGCCAATCGTAGGCCATGTCAGCAAAGCCGCGAAATCGCGAGCAGCGCCAGGATCGCCGCCAGAATGAGCGCCAGCTTGCCCATCGCGGCAAAGACAATGATCAGAATGAGAGCCACGAGCGCGAGTACCGCGCCCAGGCCCCAGTTGAACTGCACGTTCATTCGTCGTTCCTCGCTCATTCATCCAATCCGTTCGGATCGACCCCTTCTGGCGGCCGTTGAAACTGGATCGCTTCCACCTGACGCTTGTACGCCCGCCGCCGGCCCCGGTTGCTAACGCTCTTGGGCTGTCCGCTCACCACCCAGTAGCGGCCAAAGTTCTTCGAGGGCGCCCCGTTCGGCTCGCGCGTTACGTTCTTGAGGATCCAGCCGGAATCGACGACCTGCGCGCCGTCGAGATGGATCTGATCCCTCGAGAACAGGTTGTCCCCCTCGATCGCGCCGAGGAAGCTCGGCGCTTCCGTGCTGTGGGCGCTGATCTGGAAATAGCACGGGACGGCGCTCGCGCGGCGATGAAACACCTTCTGCGTCAGCCGCCCGGTCGTCGGATCCTTCGTCAAGACCGGCTCGTACAATACGCAGCGATCGGTGTACAGGCGGCGCTGTCGCGGCGTCAGAAAGGTTAGTGCCATGGGAGCATGAAAAAACGGCCGGCCCCAGGAGTAGGAGGACCGGCCGGCTGTTCAGAGGGATACAGTGGTTACGCGGAACCGTTCGCCCTGTTAGCGTTCTCTTCCTGCGTTCAGTTTCCGAGGCTGCGGCGGCGCGATCGGCAGCGCGGGCGGACGGAGATCCTCGCTCGCTCGCAGAGGCGCCACTACAAGTAGGGCCGGCGATAGCGGTTCACCGCTCGGTCCCATTGCATCTCCCATGCCTTCCGATGCAGCTCCAGCGGGGAGAGATCATATTGCTCCTTCACGTCCGCCTCGCTCCAGCCTGCCATGGCGCCCGTTACCTGAAGTGTAAGCTCGGAGTAGGCCAGGAGCCCGGCCTGGCGCAGGATCGCCTCCCAGGCATCATGAGGGATGTTCGCCGAGTAACCCCAATAGCCGGTCACCCGGACGCTCTGCGGGATGCCCCACTGGTAGCCGGCGAACTCGATCGCGGTATAGGGCCGGTCCTCGAGCGCGGCATTCGGCGGCCAGAGCCAGTAGTCATCTTCAACCACGAGCGCATCCCCCGCATCCGGCTCGACGAGGGAGGCGGAGTAGCCCGTCACAAAGGCCGTGATCTGGAGCAGGCCGGCGTCCAGCTCGAGCCGCTGCGCGCCGCCGCGCGTCATCCGGCCCCGGTTCGGGCCGGGCGCGTCGAACCGCCGGCTGACTGGGGTCGCGTCCCGCAGAAAGGGCTTCCAGCCGGTATCGGCTTCCCATGCCGCTTTGGCCGCGTCGGCGATGCTTGAGAGGTCGAGGTTTTCCAGCAGCGCCGTTACGTCGTCATCCTCGAGGATGCCCAGCGCGCGAATGAAGCTCTCGATTTGCGCCGCGGTAGGATAGGCGGAGTGTGCCATGGGGATAGAAGGAAGCGAGCGGGCTGCCGACGAATCTAGTTATATGGAACAAGAAACATTCGGACAGTTCGTCTACCGGCTGCGGATGGAGAAGCGGATCACCATGCGGGCCTTCTGCGAAGCGGCGCAGGTCGATCCGGGCGTACATAGCGCGACGAGCGCGGCGCCGCCGTTCCCCCATCGAATTTCGCCATGCTCTCCCGATATGCCAAAGCCCTTGACTTGCCGGCCGAGAGTTCGGAGGCAAACGAGTTGCGCCGACTGGCGGAGAAGTAGAACAAGGGCAGCCCGATCGCGAAGATGCCGATGAGGACCCCGGTCATTACCTCCAGAGGGCGCCTCGGTTTTTCCTCCAGCGATCACGATCTCGCTCCCTCAGCGGTTCTGCCGGCCGATAGCGTATCCTATCAGCAGCCCCAGAACGAAAGACGCCGCGAGTAGGGCCGTCAGCGCCAGCGGGTCCATCGGTTAGCGGCTGGGCCGGGACAACTAGGCTCCCAGCCAGCCGGCCGCCGCGCCCAGGAGAAAGATGAGCGCCGCAATCAGGGCGAGATCAGCGCCCATCAGTCGATCTCCACCGCGCTCCACGTCGGCGTCGCAGGACTTGTGTTGGTCTGCTCGTAGATGACGCCATTCACCGTGTCAAGGAGGATCGCGCCAAAGGCCGCGCCGCGGTAGGTGCCCTGAACGCCCGGCGTCGGCGTGGTAATCGCGCTCGCCGGGCTCGAGCCGCCGGTCAGGCTGTCTGTCGTCGTCGCGGCCGGCTGGTTCTTGCCGCCGAGCCCGTTTTGAAAGGTAATGTCAACGGCGGTGCCGGGCAGGGGCCCGCCGGAACAGGCGACCTCTCCAACATCGATGTTGGAGAGGGCTTCGAGGGCTGCCTGGACGACGGCGGCCGTCGCGTTGTAGGCAATCGCCGCCGTCGTCTGGCCGGACCACGTCAGGGTGAAGGTGCCCCCGGTGGGCGTGCCGGTGATGGTAAGACGCTGCACCTCGGAGACGCCGTTAACGGGCACGCCCGCGTAGAAGATCTCGGCCCCGTTCGGGATCGGCATCTAACCCTCGTCGCCCGCGCGTCCGCGCCGCCGCGGTCCCTCGACCATCTTATGCGTCGGCCGGGCCGGCGCCGGCCCCTGGAGGTGCTTCTCATCCACCGAGACGCTCCGGCCGTCGTCCATCTGGACGCGGTAGCCATTCCGTTCGGGCACGACCGCCTTGATCGTCCCCTCGGCGCCGGCTACCCGGCAGCGATCGCCGACGGCATAACTGGTCTTCATGGCTGCCGCTCCACCGGGAAGCGGAGGTCCGTGATCTCCCCTTCCGCGGTTGCCTCTTCCCGGGGCGCGCGGATGAACCGGCCGCGCGGGTCGATCCCATCCTCCGGCCGGAGGCCATACCGCTGCATGATGTCTACCGTCATGACCTGGAGCGCCTGCTGCCAGGTATGGAAGCTGACCTGCGCCGCGTGATACTGCGCCCGCAGGCTCAGGTAGTAAGAGAGGTCCGGCTCCGGCAAGCTTTCGACCGGCGCCAACGCGCCGTTTGTGGAGACTTCCATCGGCTTCAACTCCTATCCGACGCCCAGGAGCGCCAGGCGGCGCGCGCTTGATGCCGCCGCGGCCGCCGCAATGTCCTGCGTCTGCGTGACCAGCGGCGGCAGCCAGAACGGGCTGACCGGCGGGTGATTGGCGCGCGTGGTATCCGTCAGAGTTCCGGTGCGCCGGTTGTGGGAGAAATCCGGCTCGGGCGAGTGGATGCCCCAGAGCGGCAGGTAGGCGGTAAGCGAGCCGGCCGCGCCATAACGGAGCGAGAGCGGCGAGACCCCGCGCGCCAGCGCCGCGATTTCACTGACCGTCAGCGCCACGTTCCACGCCGCGACTTCCGCCAGATCCCCGCCCCAGCTCTCCGATCCTGCAAAACCCCCGCCGCCGATCGACATGGCATTGGTGAGATCCGTCGTGTTGCCGCTGGTCGCGGTGGCTGCTTCGGCGCCATCCTTGTAAAGGTAGAGGGTGCCACCGCTGTGCCGCCAGACGATATGATGCCAGGTCCCGACGGTATACGTCGCCCCGGCTGTATCTTCACTGCCGTCATAGTTGTAGGCCCAGATCCGATCAAGACCGCCAACAACAGCCTGAAAGATGCCAAAAAACGCGCCCGCATCTGCGATTGCTACAGAGCCCGTGTAAACGTTCCCGGCGGCGGCGCCGGCGCTCGTCGCCCGCAACCAGAGCGCCAGCGTACCGGCGGAGGCGGTGATAAAGTTGCTCGATGTCGGCGTCGAAAGCGCCACCTTATCGTTGACGGCATCGAAGTTCCGCGCCACTAGATCACTCCGCCGCGCTTGAGCGCCCTTGTGCTATAATAAGGTATGAGCAGACCCATCATCAACATGTCTGGCCTCTGTTTCGGGCGCCTCACCGTCATGTCTCTCTCCCACGTAGTTCGTGGCAGAGGCGGCTTCTGGCTTTGCCACTGCGATTGCGGCGGCACCGTGGTCGTTCGCGGCGATATCCTCCGGGGTGGAGCATCACGCTCCTGCGGATGTCTCAACCGCGAACTCTCTGTGCAACGATGCCGCGCGCAGTTCACCTCCCACGGGAACACCCGGAGGCAAAAGCCAACGCCTGAATACAACTCCTGGCAGCACATGAAGCGCCGGTGCCTAAACCCGGCTCACCCTCGCTATGCCGACTATGGCGGACGCGGCATTACGATCTGCGAACGCTGGATGGACTTCTCGGCATTTCTTGCTGACGTGGGCAAGAAACCGGGGCCAGATTATACGATCGAGCGCATCGACAACAACGGCAACTATGAACCGGGAAACTGCCGCTGGGCATCCCGGATTGAACAGAATGAGAATCGCCGCAGCAGTCGCCCGCTTGAATGGCGCGGGGAAACTCGTCTCCTCAATGACTGGGGGAAACTCCTCGGCATCGACCGACGAACCCTGGCGCATCGCCTCAAAGCCGGGTGGTCAATCGACAAGGCGTTCAGCACCCCTGTCGCTAAATGACGTTCCCTCTTTTAAGGGCGACGTAAGCCAGCGCCGCGAACTTCGTGGTGGTGCTGGCCTTGTTCCGCACACTTGTCGTAATCGCATTGTTCGCCGCCGTCTGGTTCGCGTCAAGCCACGCATCCAGATCGTTCACCAGGGTCCGCACCTCGTCACTATCCAAATCCGCGACCCGCGCGAGTCCCACGAAGAATGCCTCCACGAACTTTCGCGTGGCATCCGCCCGCGCCGCGCTATCCAGCAGTGCCACCTTCTTGCTCCTCTTCCCACAGAACCGTGTTCCGCCCTACTCCCAAATCACCGCGGCCGACCACGTACTTACCTGGGCTAGTGTCCATGAGGCCGTCTCGAAGACGAGCCGCATCACCACCATCTCCCCGCCGACCAGGGTATCGGCGTCGAGCGTAACCTTCAGTTCCTTATACTGGTCGTTGTCCCCCGCCCCCCAGGTAACGGTCTGCACCGTCTCGGCGACCGGCGTCGCGGCGCTCGGATCCTCTTCGGCAGCCACCGAGACCCACTTTGGGTTTACCTTGGCGTTGCCGGAGGTGGCGTTCGCCAGTGCCCAAAGCTTCAGCTTCCCCGTGCCGGTCGGCAGGGTCGGCGGCATCCAGAAGCGTAGATCCCAGATGGAGTCCGCCGCGATTGACGCCGCGACCCCGAGCCCCTGATCGTGTTTCGAGTTGGCGCCCGCGCCGACGTGGATGTTGGGGAACACGTTGCCGGAGGTAACTGGGACTGCGCTGTGAGGAAAGATCGGGCCACCGGCCATGGCTTACCTCGCTTTGCCTTACGCCTCTGCGATCGTGTAGTAGGAGATATTCACGTCGAGGGCCCCGGTCGTCGGCACCCCGCTCGTGATCCGCAGATCCTCGTTAGCGGCGCCGACCCCGAGGATGCCGGAGCCGTCGCCGGTGGCGAAGCCGCTGCCGGCCTCAATGCCCGGATGGCTGGCGACCACGCCGGCGCCGGTCGGCGTGATCGTCGCCCCGAAGCCGATGATCACCGCAACGTTGACCGTCGTCGCCTTGTGCAAGGTCACGAGGACCCGGGTCACGACGATCTTGACCCCGGCGCCGACGGTAATGATGGCCGCGTCCGTCTGGGCGCTGGTGTAGGTGGCGCGGAAACTCTGGACGTTGGGATGGCCGCCGATCACCCAGGGAACGCCGTTCCGCTGGGCGTAGAGATTGGTGCGCTCGTCCGCGTCCACTTCGGTCGGGTTCGCGCCGAAGGCGATCGCTTTCGCGCCGAGCTTGAGCGGATTGCCACTGTCGGCCACGCTGTGCGCCACATCGCCCGCCACCCCGGGCAAGGTCAGGACATCGACATCGCCGATGTTGTTGGTCCCGGCCGCCAGGGCCGGCAGGGTCAGGACATCGACATCGCCAATGTTGTTCGTCCCCGCTGGAAGGGCCGACTGCGCGCGGCTCTGGCAATAGTTGTAGCCGGCGCCGGCGTTCCAGGTGCCGGCGCCGGAGGGGACGAGGCGCAGTTGCCAGAGCTGCGGGAGCGGCTCCCGGTTGCGGAAGAATGCCGCGCCGGTGCCCGCAATCGTCCCCAAACTCTCCGCCTCGACATAGGTGGCCGTCTGGAGGGAGTAATGATCGAGATAGGCGGCGAGGGTCTGACCCCCACCCGGCGCGGTCGTCACGTTGACGATGATCTCGACCCCAACGGCGCTGTAGTTCGGCAGCGCCGGCAGCCACGTTCGGGTTGTCGTGAACGCGCCCGCCGTCGCGAGCGTCGCGTGTTCATTCCCCGTTGCCGGCGCCCACGATTCCGAGGGGCGATCCCCGTAACGCAGGAGCGCGTGGCGGTATTCCGTGGGGCCAACGTCATGGCCGATCGGAACGGTTCGGCTCGTGTTTGTAGGCATCTAATCCCTCACAGCCGCTCGATGAGAAGCCGAACGAAGAGATCGGTCGTTGCCACAAAAGTCGGCCCGGTCGCGCCCTCGACGATCATCGCCATGAAGAGGGTCGTGCCGGACTGGAGTTGAAACGGAATCGTTACGGCGCCGTAAAAGACGGTGTTGTCGGCAAAGTTGCACTGCCGGCCAATCCCATTGCTCGCGTCGAAGAAAGCGACGCCGCAGATCTTCGAGAGGTCCGCGTCCGCCACATCGAGCTGGGCATTCTCGGTAAACGTCGTGCCGGTAGGATCGGCATCAAAGAAGACGATGTTGTATTTCGAGTTATCCGCGGTGTTCTTCGCCTGATCGCCGATCAAAATGCCCCGGATGATGCCGGGACCGGTGGCCGCCTCGACGACGTTGAGGAAACTCTGTTTGCCGCCGACGAGATCTTCCTGGGCATAGGCCGCCGCCTGGACGACGGCATTACTCGTGATGGCGACCAGGCTCGCCGCGCTGCCGACCCCACCCGCCGCGCTCGTCGCCCAGGCAAACCGGTCTCCGCCCAGATCGATGAGTTTTACGAGCCGGCCGTTGATTTCGAGGTAGCTGTCCGCCATGCTATCAGGCTCCCAGTCCCAGGTTAATCAGCGCAGTGCGGAGCGAGTTTGCGAGGGTCTGCGTGGTGGCCGCGTCAGTCGCCGCGGCCGCAAGCGTTTGCTGGATCACCGGGGTGGCGTTGAAGAATCCGAGCTTCTGCGAGGTCGCCGTGCCGATCTTCGTGCCGGTGGTAGTGCCCGCAATGATGTTGATTCCCTCGCCGAGCGTCGGATGGCCGGCAGCCGCGATGGCAAAGAGCACCGCATCCGTCGAGGCGCGCGCCTGGAACAGGTCGGCGGTCTGGCCGGCGATCCCTTTCGCGCAGATCGGAATGGCCGTCGTCGTGTCGGCGGTGGCCCCCATCCGGACGAGCGTAGAAATCTGGCCGCCATAGAAAAATCCGTAGGCGTTAATGCCCACGTTGAAGAAGGGCGAGGAGCCGCCGAAGCTGACGAGCGTTTGCGTCCCGGCGGAGTTCTGGATCTCGAACCAGTTCGCCGTAGGGCTTGCGGTTGCCGCGCGGACGATGAGCGGGACGATGGCCGCATCCGTCGAGGTGATGGTCGCCTGACCCACCGCCGTCGTACCGCCGATCACCGCCTTGATCACGGTGGCGATGCCGGTCTCGGAGACCTTGAAGCGATCCGCGCCCGCCTTCTGGAGGTTGAGGAGATCCGCCGTGCCCGTATGCAGGTTGATCCCGAGCATCGTGCCGTTCGCCGAGCCCGCGAACGTGCCGGTATCGAGACGCAGCACCGCCGCCGCCCCCGAAGCCGTTGGCGCGGTGGTCAGCACATGCGCCGTGAGATCCTGAAGCGACAGCGCCCCCGGGTTCTCGCTAAAGGCGCCGCCGTTGACCGAAAACTTCAGGACCGCGTTCGCGTCGTCGTACCAGATCCTCGCCTTGCGAAGCGGCGCCGGAGCCTCGATATTGGAGCCCGATAGCTCCATATATGCCTGCTTGACGACCAGGGGATCCTCGAAAATCGGCATGGGGAACTCCCGTAGAGAGCAAAAGGGGGCCGGCACGCTTGCCGGCCCCCTCATCAGTGAGTACTCCTTACGGCAGATGCAGGGCCGAGTCGACGCCTCGCTCGGCAGAGGTGTTCGGCGCCTCCTTGCCGCGCGAGAGCACCGCATAGGCGACGGCCCAGGTATCGGCGGCGCCAGCCGTCGCGTTCAGATCGATGTAACGCTTCCTTCCCGTGGTCGGGAAGTGGAAGGCGAAGGTCTTGTCGTCGTCGGTCGCCTGGGGGAGGCGCCCCTCGCCCGTCGAGCCGGAACAGTCCAGGCCGGTAACGGTCGCGTAGCTCGAATCGTCGTCCGATTCCTGGATCCTTAGGACCGTCATCGCGGCGGCGCCAATCGCACCCAGTCGGAAATAGACCGAGCAGTGACCCCAGCCCCGGAGATCGACCGAGGCAGTCGTGAACGCCGCTGCATTGACCGCCGCGGCCGGAACGTTGATGATCCAGACCAGTTTTTCAGCAAGCTGTTTCTGCATCATGTCCTCCTTACGCCGCCGCAGAGATCAAACCGACGATCGGGCCGGCTTCCCGATCTGCGGCCGTGGCGGAAGCGTTGCCCACGTCATGCACGTTGATATCGAGCCGCGTCGTGCCGCGCACCGCGATGAGATCGTTGGCGAAATCGCTGTGCTCACTCATCGCGATCCGGTTCTCGCGCCGATCGCCAAGAGCCGCCGCCAGGCGGAGATCTCCGAGGAGACAGGCCACCTGCGAGTTCGCATCCGTTTTGGGCATGGTCTGGGTGATCGTGACCGGATAGCCCAGGAAGCGGAACTCCCGGGTGCCGGCAATAACCTCCGCCGCGGTGGTGCCGCCGGCCGCGAGCGCCAGGCGCATCATCGTCTCGAAGTAGTAGGTCCGGTGGCAGTACCAGCGGGCGTTCGCGGTGTCCGCATACTGGGGGAGCCGGGCAACCACACTCTCGTGGTTCGCGAGGGTAAAGGCGCTAAAGACGTTCCCGGCGGCGACGACGAGGCCGGCGATGTTGGCAATCGTGCCGGAGAGGGCCGTAAGGGCGCGGGTAACCCCCACGATATTGTGATAGGTCTGCGTCCCGTCGCCAATAAATCCGCACTCGTCCTCCTTCTTGGCGAATCCGTAGGCCATCTCTTGAGCGAGACGGTCGCCGAAGTCGAGGATCGAGTCTTCATTCAGCTCGGAAGAGAGCTTGCCGAGCGCCGCGAACTTCTTGGCGACGAGCTGCACGAAATCAAACGCCAGGTCGCTCGCCGTGATCGCGGCTCCTTCCGCCACCGCATAGACGGTAACGCCGCCCGTCCGGCGCGGGATGAGCTTGGTATCGCGGCCCATCGGCACGATATCCGCGTACTGGCGGAAGACGCCATATTGCTCGCGGAGGTCGATGAGGGTCTGTTCAAACTCCTCGGGGACAAGCGCGCCGCCCGACTCGTTCCAGCCCTCATACATGACCTTGACGCCATGTTCCTCGCACCACTTCATGCAGTGCGAGTTGGGCCGGGCGGAGGCGAAACCGAGCGCCCACATCCCGAAGCGAAACGCCATCTCCTCGGCGCTCCGCCTCGTGCCCTGGCCGTCGTCATAGGCTTTGAAGAACTTCGCCTTGCCCCGGCGAGGGATCGCGAAGCTGGGGGCGAGGCTGCCGCCCTTGTTCTCTGGCACCCCGGAGCCCGAAGGCAGCGGCAGCGCGTTTCCGGGCGTCGTCAACCACTGCTCGCGCCGGGTCGATTTGGCCTGGAGGTCAGCGACGCTTTTGAGTTCCTTGATTTGACCCTCGAGCACGTCGAGTTCGCCGTCGAGGGCTTTAACGGTGGAAATCTCTTCCGCGGAAAGGCCCTCCTTTTTCTCCAGGAGGGCCTTCTGTTCATTCTGCTTCTGCTCGAACTGTTCGAGCAAGGCTTTCAGGTCCATGGGGAATCTCCTGCCCTGAGCCGGTGCTTCCGGCGCAGGAAGTCGAGTTCGGCGGCGCGCCGCTCCGCTTCCGAGGCCCGGGGCGCGACTTCCACGAGGAGGAGGCCCAGGGCCGTATGAAGCGCGGCGAGATCCTCGCGGCGCGCGGCGGAGAGCGTCCTCCCCGATTTGGCGCGCATGACGGCAATCTCGCGGCTGCGCGTGATGAGATCGACGAGCGCGGCATGCGCCTCGTCAATCTGGCGGTCGAACTCCTTCCCGGCCGGCGGGTCGGAGGAATCGGACAGGTTCCAGGCGGCTTTTACCTCGGCGGCCAGCGCCTCGGTCTCCGCGCCGTCTTCAGGATAAAGAGCGGTAATCGCCTTCAAAACGAGTTGATGATATTCGGCCAAGCAATCATCCACGCGGGCGAGCTTCTCCTCGCGCATGCCTTCGGCGCCGAACAGGCAGGCATAAAGGGCGTCCTGGAGGCTATAGCCGAGCGAGTGGAGCACCTGCCAGGTCATGTCCATCTCGGCATACTCGCCGAGGTATTGGGCTTTCGTCCCGGCGGTCTTGGCGCGCGCCGCGCCGGCCTGCGGATTGGCGGGAACGGTCACGATACTTACCTCCGCGAGATCCAACTGCTTGAGGAGTAACCCCTCCTTCGTCGGCTGGCTGTCCCGCACCCAGTAGCCGATTGAGAGCGGCACTGTCTTGCCGCGACCCAGGCGCTCCCGGACGTAGGTCCGGCAACCCTGCGCTTCCGGGGTCGAATGGAACTCCGCTTCGATCCAGAGTCCCTTCTCATCCTCCCGACAGCGTTTGATCGAGGCGACCGGGAGGGCGTCCCAATCATGCGCGATGGCGACGAAACCCGTCGCCTCGAACTGCTCGAGCGTGCCGGCGAAGGCGCCCGGCTGCACGATTTCTCCCTGCCGATCCAGGACGTTGAAGACCGAGGCATGGCCGGCAAAGGAACCTGTACCCTCCTCGGAGAGCTTGAACTGCGCGAGATCGCAGGTTTTGCGTTGGAGGTCCACGATCAGGCTCCTCTCGGAAGAGCGAAGCAGACGGGAGCGATCTGGGGCAAGATGTCGGTGTTCTCCGTCTCCGGAAAGCTCGGATGCGAGATCATGATCAGGAAGACGTTTCGCTTGCCATCCCAGTCGCAGCTCACGATGGCCGCGTTCTCCGGGACGCCCTCGGCCCGCACCTCGAAGCGATGGATCCCGGGACGAAAGAGGTCGGCGATGAACTCCGGCGTAACTCGCAAGACTTTGACGCGCTGCCCCATCCGTCACACTCCTTCAGGAACACTAAAGCCTGTCTGGCCGGCAGCCGTATGCACCGAACATCGGCACCGGCTCAGGCACTGCGTCTCGCTGCGTCCCGGCCAGGTGGGCATCTCCTCCGGCCGGTAGGGACTACGGCTCTCGAGCGCCGGACAGTCCGGGCAGTTGCGGTCGTCATTGGCGCCGAGCGTCCAGTAGAGCAACGTCGTCTCCGGCGGCAGGGTCAGCCCCCATGCCTCATTGGCGGTGCCGGTCAGCCGGCCGACGTACATGCCGGCTCGTTGCGCTGCCGCCTCGATCCGGAAGCTGCCCTCCGCGTCCAGGTAGCGGTCATCCTCCAGATCGCGGACGAACCCGGCCAAGAACGCTGCCTCATGATCCATCACGGCGGCAGCGAAGCGGCGATCATCGGCCTCGAGAGGCGCGGTGTCGCCGGCGTGACTCCGGCCGAGGACGACCGCCTCGGTGTGCGCTTCCTCCAGGAGCGCCGCGAACAGCTCTCCGAACTGCCGGGGGCCGATCTCCCCGGCAGCGACCTGCGCGACGAGGGCGCGGGCCTCGGCGGAGGTGTCGGCATGGAGCGCGAGGAAGGCGTCATGCACCGTTTACAGGTTCCGGTATCCCCAGCCACGGCTCCAGGCGCTCGCGGGCCAGGTCCAGGTAATCCGGGTTCAGCTCGATGGCGATGGAGGAGCGACCATGCTTGGCCGCGACGAGGGAGACAGTCCCCGCGCCGGCAAATGGATCCAGGCAAGTGGCAGGGACCGGCTCGCCGGCCTCGCAGGTGCAGGAGGGCTGCCAGCCGGTGGTCGTCGTCGGCCGCACCATCGGCATGTGCCCCTCATCCCACTGGCCGTTGCCGTTGCGATCCATCGGCCCATCGGCATGTCCTACGGAGACGCCGGCGTTGCCCCCGATTCGCACCGGCTCCCCCCGCTCCACCACCCGCCGGTAGGGACTGCCGCACCGGCCACAAACCCCCCTGGCGCTCGTTCCCGCCAGCAGGCAGGGGCGCACGAGGGCCTCGGGGAAGGTGGCGAAGTGGGCGCCGGGGAACGGCTGGGGCGTGATCGTCCAGACCGTGCGGCGGTTACGGCCGAGGGGGTGGTATTGCAGGAGGTGGGTATCCTGGCGGCGGTCGGCCCCGAAGTCCCAGCCGCTGTTCGGCTTCCCTTGCCTCTCGGGTGCTGTATGCGCCTCCCGCACCGCGTCAGCATCGTAGTAGTAGCGCGCTTGCTTGGAGAGGAGAAAAAGATACTCGTGGCTCTTCGTAGGCCGATCCGTCACACTCTCCGGCATCGGGTTCGGCTTCGACCAGATAATGTCACTCCGCAGATACCAGCCATCCGCCTGAAGCGCCAGCGCCACCCGCCACGGCACACCGCAGAGGTCCTTCGCCTTGAGGCCGGCCGGCGTCGTCATGCGAATGTGGCGATTAGCTTCGCGCTGTGCCTCAAGCCGGCGCGTGCCACCGTCACAGCGCCCTGCCGGACTTCCACCTGAGTGCGTGCTGCCCGCATACGCATCGCCCAGGTTCATCCAGCACGTTCCGTCATCGCGCAGCACCCGCCACACCTTCCTGAAAACCCCGACCATCTCCTCGATGAACGTCTCCAGAGACGCCTCCAGTCCGATCTGCCCGTCCACCCCATAGTCCCTTAGCCCCCAGTAGGGAGGCGAGGTGATCACGCAATGAACGCTCTGCTCGGGCAATCCGGCCAGCACTTCCCGGCAATCGCCCTGCAAGAGGGTGAGCTGCGGGCCACCGGGAAACTCAAGGGGGAGTCTGGGCGAAGCAGGGGATCGCATACTGTCAGGTTTGCCGGCCTCCCGGGCCTTCCCTACCCCTCCCCATGCCCATTTCGCTCCGCCAGCAGCCGCCGCTCCCGCCAACGCTCGACGAGCTGCGCCTTCGCCAGTGATGCCGCGCGCAGCGTTACGCCCCCGGAGTCTGTTTCCCCTCCGGGCGTCCTGCTGCTGCTTTGTGGATAGAGGGTATCGCCGCCGGGGATAGGATCAAGCCCAAGCTGCGCCCGGGCCTCATCGGGCGTCATCCAGGGCCCGCCTACCGCCCGGGTCAGCCGGGCGTGGAGCTTATCGGCATCTTCCTGGAGCGCGCGGACTTTCGAGTAATCCCGTCCGAGCCGATCTCCGAACCGCGCCCCCGGCATCCGGGGCAGCAGTTGCCGATTGAGTTGGCTGTCGAAGAGCCGCTGGAGCGGCATGAGGGTCCGTTCATAGGTCCCCTCCATCGCCGCGTCCAGATTCGCGTACGTCTTGTTCTCCGCCGGCAGTCCCAGGACCATCGGATCGATTCCAAGCGCCGCGCAGATCCGCGGCACCGGCAGGCGGGAGATCTTGTCGAGGGCGAGCTGCTCGGGGGAAAACCCCGGATTGGTAATCTCGACCGCCATCGATGGGATAAGCGGCTCGCCTCGGTTGTCTCCCTGCACACGCTCGCGGAAGAGCGCCTTCATCTGCTCGGCGACCGCCGGCGGGATGCTGACGTTGGGATCCTTCGGCGTGATCACCACGCCCGGCACGCCCATATTCCGCAGCAGCGCGGCGGAATAGCTCTGCGCCTCGTTGTCGGTGCAGATCGAGCGCAGCTCGGCGGCCAACGGCGAGAGACCCTTGCGGAGATTCGCCGGATCGAAGCCATTCTGGAAATGGAGCACTTGCTCGGGCTTAAGGATTGTCGTCTTGCCATCGACGCGATAGGCGTAACCGGAGCGGTAGGCGCTGCCGTCCTTCGGCCAGAGCGGCTCGATCAGGTAATGGGGCAGGTAAATCAGCTCGACCGGGACCCCGGCGCCGGAGGTCTCGATGTACCAATAGGCGTTGCCGTCCGTCTCGAAGGAAAGGAGCGTCCCCATCCAGAGCACGCTCGCATCATACCAGCGATTCGGATTCGCCAGGAGTTCGGTTAGCGGATGCGGCCGGATCGCTTCCTCCTCGCCGCCGGCGGCCGGCCGATAGACGGTGCTGGGCGCCTCATGCCAGGTGCGACAGAGCCACTGAATCGCCGACCAGACGGTGCCGTTGAGGTAAAGCGCGCCGGCCTCGCGCCGGTAGTCGTACCGGGTGCTCGGCAGGATCGGAAAGAGGCCGCCGAACCATGTCGCACTGCCCCATGGCTGGCCACCGCCGGAAGAGCCGGGGAAGCGAAAGGCTTTCCAGCCCTCGCGGATGCGGCTGATCACCGGCACAGCGAGATCCCCTTGCAGATCAGGAGGAGCGCGGCAACGAGACAGAACTCCATCATTGGTGAAAGTGGACCCAGGCGAGATAAGCAACCGCAAGGAGAAAGAACGCGAGCGTTACCGCGTCCACGAGGCCCATTAGGACGACCGGCTGCCAAGCAGCCAGAGCCAGGCCGCGCACAGGAACAGCAATCCCAGGCCAAACGCGAACGCGCCGCCGGCAAAAGCGAGGCCATAGAGCAGCAGTTCCATCGGGCTCATGGGCGAAAACACGACTGGCAGCAGGAGACCGCCGACAAAGAGCAGGAAGAGGAGCGCCCCGCCGATGATCCAGCCTTCACGGGCAGGCATCAGTAAACCGTCATCTCCCGCTTCCCGGCGAGTTTCAGGAACGCGAGGGCACAGGCATCAACGGCATCATCATGGGCGCCGGCAGGGAACTGGGAGAGTTGGCCTTCGAGAGCCTCACGGTTCTGCATATCTTTGAAGATCCGGACGTTACCGGCTTCAAATTGCGCCGCCAGCGGATCGGCGCGCGTCGTTTTCTCGCCCGTCGTCCGCTCCCCGCGGCCGGCGGCCGGCGCGAGACGCTGCACGAGCGCCGCCACCTGGGCGATGCCGCCGGAGCCGGGTTCCTGCTCGATCCAGACCGCGCAATCGAGGCCATCCTTCTCGGCAGTATTGACAATGATCCGATCACGGGCATCCGGCGTCCACCGGCCCAGCACCAGATCTTCGATCACATAGAGCCCCTCCGGCGTCTTCGCCATCTTGACGCCAGCGGTAAAATCGTTCTTCTGCCCGTCTGCGGCGGCCAGGTCCCACGCTCGGACCCGTTGCGCTTCGGCGGGCAGGGCCGGAATGGACCGCATCCATTCCAGTTTGAACATCGCGCCTTCGCGCGGCGCCGGCCTCTGTTGGAGTTGTCCGGCCGCTCGAAGCGGGGTCAGGTCCAGGCGAATGCGCTCGATCTCCGCCGGCCCGAACCGCTCCGGGCAGAGCAGTTCCCCCTCGCTGCGGCGGGGATCTTCATAGCCGATACAGGTTACGCGCCGGAACGGATGCTCCGGCTCATACTCGGCCGGCAAGCAGAGGTGCTCATAGGTCCCCTTGGCGAGGACGTGGCCGCAGAGATCGGCCTCATGAACCCGCTGCGCGACGATCACCCGGGCGACGGTACGGGGATTGTTGCCGCGCGTGCTCATCGCGGCATCCCACCAGTCGAGGACCTCCTTGCGCTGCACGTCCGACTCGGCCTCCATCACGTTGTGGGGATCGTCCACCACCAGGCGGTCGCCGCCTTCTCCGGTAATCTGACCGCCGACGGAGGTCGCGAGGCGGTAGCCGCCTTCGGAGTTATCGAAGCGGACCTTGGCATTCTGATCGCCCATCAGAGTAAAGCGGTCGCCCCATCGCTCCTGATACCAGGACGAGAGCAGGAGGCGCCGGCACTTCACGCTGTCACGGATGGAGAGGTTCTGGGCATACGAGGAATTGAGCCAGCGGACCTCCGGGTGATCGATCCATTCCCAGCAGGGCCAGAGGACCGAGACCAGGGTCGATTTCCCGGTTCGGGGCGGGATGTTGACGACGAGGTTGCGGATCTCACCCCGGCTCACGGCCTCCAGGTGCGCGCAGATCGCCTCCAGGTGCCAGCCGTCGATAAAGGGATCGGGATCGACGTGAGGCCAAGCTTGCCGCACGAACTCATGGAGACTCCTCCTCGCGAGTTCCGTTTCGACCGTTTCGAGCAGCCTGGGCAGGTTGCCGGAGGAGGTCACGGATCTGGCCCAACTGCTCGGTAGAGTAGCTGCTAACATTGATCTCGATGGGTTTGCGATCCTTGCCGGTCAGTTCCAGACGATCGATCCGGCCCCAGTCCTCCGGCCGCCGGCGCTCGAGCCACCACGCCGCCGCCTGCCAGGTCCCGGCCTGGGCAGCTTTCCGCACGACGAGGACATTGGCGCAGGCCGCTTCTGCCTGCGCTTTTGTCAAGCGTTCCGCAAAATCCGCGGATTTTTTCAGGTGCCGGTAAAGCGTATCTTCGTTAATCCCACAGGCTTGCGAGGCGTCTCGTTTCGTCGCGCCGGCCTGGAGCAATTGCAGGAGGCGCGCTTCCACGGCCGGGGTAATCTTCGGAGCCGCTCCTCGCGTCTGTCCTGCCATTTGTCAATCCTATCGGGGTCTATGCCCCTACGTCCCACTGCTGCTGCTGCTCTTTCAACAAAGGAGCAGGGAGCCGCTTCTGCTCGGCGGGAGGGATCTCGTCGAGCCGGTGGTAGATCACGAGCCCGAGCGCCGCCGCCCAGTCCCGTTCCCGGTCGGCGCCGGGTGAGGGCGCCAGGTAGAGCAGCGCGTCACAGAGAGCGAGCCATTCGCGGTCCTGGCCGAGCCACTCCTCGTATTCGATATTGACGCCCAGGGCGAGGGCCGCCGCATCCAGGTAATGGGTGAGGTGCGGGCAGTACGGGACGTGGCCGAGCCGGATAAGGCAAATGGCGGCGCGGAAGGCGGCGTCAAGGTTGACCTGCACGCCCTTCGGGGTCGGGGCCGTGTAGGGGCCGGCGATATAGATACGCTGAAGCATCAGTCGAGCCGCCTGGCCGAGAGGCCGGTGGCCTGCTCGAAGCGGGCAATCGCGATATCACAGTAAGTTGCTTCCTGCTCCAGCGCACAGACACGCCGGCCATGCTCATGCCCGGCGATCAAGGCGGTCCCGCTACCGGCAAAGGGCTCGAAGCAGAGATCGCCTGGGTCGGAGAAGGCTTGCATGATCTCCGCAACGAGGGCGACAGGGAAGATGGCGGGATGTTGGGTTGGAAGGCCGCCGACCTTCTGGCGCATGACCCGAATCACGCTATCAGGGATCTTCTTAGGTTGCACCGGCTGGCCGTGTCCGGTCTTCTTCGCTGCCGCAGAGCCGTCCCGCCGCTTAAAGCCGGGGCCGTGCTGATAGCAGCCCGGCGAGGCAGTTGCCTTCGACTTACGCGCTTTCTCTGCGATCTGGTTGAAGTGAAAAATGAACTCGTGCGCGGGTGCCAGCCGGCCGTTCCAATCACCACAGAGTCCCGGCCCCTGATCCCAGACATACCAGCCGAAAGCGCGCCAGCCCTGTTCCCGCATCCAGGCGATCCACGGGTCCCAGTAGGGCCGCCATTCCCCGTCGCGGTGAACGAGCCCCAGGTTGACGAGCACCTGCCCCTTCTCCACCATCGGCAGGTTGCCGAAGACGCCCTGCATGAGCGTCAGCCAGTCGCCGATCCCGCCGGTATATTGCCGCTGCTGATCGTAGGGCGGCGAGGTGAAACAGAGATCCGCCTCCTCGCCTTCCATCAGCCGCGCCACGTCCTCCGCCTTCGTGCTATCGCCACAGAGCAGCCGGTGCCGGCCCAGTTGCCAGAGGTCGCCCGGCTGGCAGCGGGAGGGCACGCTCTCTGGGATGACGTCGGGATCGACGCCCTCCACGAGGCCACCGCCCGGCTCCTGAAGACCCCGCAGCAGTTCCTCTAGCTCATCCCCGGTCCAGAGCGCCGAGAGGTCGAGGCCGGCATCGAGGTCGGCCGCGATCTGCTCCACATTCCAAGCGAGATCAAGTTCCGAGCTGCGATTATCCGCAAACGCTAACAAGCGGGCCTTTGGTTCGTCGAGGTCCAGGTCGGTGCGCCGCACCGCTACCAGCTCGGAGCCGTCCGTCTCCACCACGCGCACCGTAGCGATGCCGGCGGCGACCGCCTCTGCCAGGCTTTTGTTCCCGGCGATCACCCGATCCTGACGGTCTACCAGGATCGACCGGCCGGCGCCATAGGTCGCCAGGGAATGGGCGAGGACCTGCCGGCCCCGCTCAGTGCCGACGTTGGCATTTTTCGCATCGAAAAAGATGCGGTCAATGGGGAGCGCGGTAATCTCGGTAGGTTTTCCCATTCTTGATCGTTGAGATTTTCTGCGGCGCCACCCCAACTCGCGCGGCAATCTCTTTGCCCGTCAACCGACCTTCCGCGAGCAACAAGCGTATTTCGGTGACCTGCTCGTCAGACAATGCACGCAGTGTCCTGCTAATCTTTTCCCTGCGCTCGGGAGAACACGGCCCGGTCGCCTTGTGCGGACGGCCTCTCGATGCGGCCGACAGCTTCCTGAGGGTTTCCTCAGAGTGCCGCCGGCCAATCCCTGCTGCCGAAATCTTCGCTCGAGTCGCGGGCGTCTGTGGATGCCCAGGCCGGCCCTTCTGGGGGATCCCTCGCAAATGAGCCACCCCCTGCTGCTTCTCCTCCGCAGTCATCCGCTCCCAACGCCGCTTTGCAGACTCGCTCTGTTTCTGCCGCGCCTCTATAGAAGTCTGCTTGCCCTTATTGTGAGGCGGCTTCCCGACCTTCGCGGCCCGCATTTTCGCCCGCGCTTCTGGGCCAAGCTCACAATGCCCACCGCCATCTGTCAGGTTGGTGAGGGCGCACCCCTCTGTCTTGAGCCGCTGTATCCAAGCACGTTCAAACTCTTCCCAGGTCTCACGAGGCACTTCCTGAAGGATAATCAGGGTCGGACGCAATCCCAGGAGCCGCAGGCCCTTAATCCAGCAGACACGATGCGTCGTGTTGACCTCAGTCACATGGCGGCGATAGCGGACCTTAGGGGCGTTTGACTTCCCGACATAGCGCAACGCTCCATCCCGAGGGTCCGCAAGTGCATAGATGAAGGTTGTTTCCATGCACTTAAGTTCAACACCCGCTCCGCTTGTTCCTTCTCTTTCGCGTTCGCCGCATCGAACTCGATGCTGGTAATGGGAACGGCGCGCGCTTCGCTCATACCAAAGAAATAGCCCCCGCCGACAGGGCGAGGGCTAACCCGAAAGGAGACATGTGGAATACATCCGAACCGGACACCGCAGAAAACGGAGGAAGACGGCTGTTGCTTGCTTGCCGCGAAGGCGCGTGGGATAACCGAGAGGGCGCGCAGCTCATACCCGGCTACTCGCCGGAGGCGCGTTCGGCAAGGCGCTTGCGCAGACGGCCGAGGTCCCGCAGGAAGCGCAGGGGATGCCGGGCCAGGTCCTCCGGATGCTCACCGTCGAGGCGGCTCCGGAAGCGGACGGCATCGCGGTCGATCACGCCCCATTTCTCTGCGTAGACCTGCAAGGGGGGGCGACAGGGCGTCGTATTCCGCAGGCAGGAGAGCAGATCCCGAGCCTCGGCCCAGTGCTCTGCATGCAGATCCGCCCGATAGCGGCGGAGTTCCACACCAGCCTGCCAGGCTCTCCGCCGGGCGCGCCGGGCGCCCATCCGCTCTCCCATGACCTGGGAGAGCGCGCCGGCCAGCCGGGCCCAGGGACAGCCCGCCACGACGAGATGGGCTGCCTCTGCCTGCTCGAGCGTCAGTCCCGCCCCCTCGCATACTGCCGCCAGCCATTCGGACCCGCGCCAATGCGGTGGAGCTTGGTCGGCGACAAAGCGCATCACATTAGGACGAGTATAGCACAGGCAGGCGACCATTGCCCAGTGCAGCCGGCAGGAGTCGAACCTGCCACGCCCGGCGCGACCAGTGCAACCGCGTGAAACGCCGGGCGCCGCCACGGACTGCAAGGAGCGAGGGAAGGTTGGGCGGGCGTTTCATTTGAAGCGAAGTAACCCAGCCCGGCACCTCGCGCCGTTGCGGTCAGTATAGCGGGAGATCCCGGGAGGGTCAACAGATGAGGACACCGGTGGACAAGCACAGGCTGACATAGTAACCATTATCGGAGGTTGTGTGGATCACACTCCCAACGGCAGCGCCGACTGTCCCATCCGCAGCGCCTCGGTAGGCTCCCCCGTCCCGACCATCACCCCGCCTGGAACCTCTTCGCCCCAGTGCGTCTACCCGGCGCGGCGGCTTTCGCTGGCCGCGTGTCCTACCCGCCTCCCGCTCCTCCCGGGAGGGGTCTCGATACTCACCGGCCTTCTGCTGCTGCTGCTCGAAATATTATCCAAGATTTACCCGGAAAATGTTGCCGTTCTATTCTTATATATGGTAATATATAGGAGACAGACACACGGCCGGACGACGAGGGAATAAGGAGAGGGAGATGGCAACAACCTGGAACGATCCTTTTGAAGACGAGGGAGGGAGCGAGCCCCGGGCTACACTCGATGAGTTGGAGGCGACCTTCATGGCCTACTGGAATGCTCTTACACCCGAGGCGCAGCGCGCCGCCATGGCCGCGGACGAACGCGCTGCTGACGAGGCGCTTGATCGCTGGATAGCCTCCAGCACCGCCCGAGGCATCTTCGTCTAACCTATCACTTCCGGGAGGAGCCTGCCCGCTCCTTCCCCAACGAAGACGCGAGGAGAGAAGACGATGAGACGTTATGGCGCTCGGCGAAGCAAGCAAGACGCTCTGTACTACACTGAGAAAGCATTCGAGGATTGGAAGCACGAACAACCCGGCCGCCGAGCCGAGATTAAGTGGTGCCATGAGGCGTTGCGGCTCGACCAACGGACAGAAGACGAACTGAAAGCGCTTGAATATGTGGTCAACATCGCCCGGCGCCAGATTGACCCTCTGCGGCCACTGCGAACGCCGGTTGCTACGACAGAATCGGGAGACTGACATGACCCCACCCACCCCCGAAGAGACGCTCCGGCGCGCCCGTGAGGCCCGGGTCTCCCGGGCGCTCGCGGAAGGCGAGGCGATGCAGTGGACGAAGACAGCGGCCGGCTGGCGCGTGGAGACAGCGAGCGGCGGTCGCTATGAGGTCAGTGGGCAGGGCTGCTCCTGCCCCGATCACGTTTACCGCTGTGCCGGAACGAACCGAAAGTGCAAGCACGCCATTGCCTTGGCTCTTCACCTGGTCCAGAAAGGGCTACTGTGAGCGTTCCTAACTTGCATACCAAAGCCTGCCTGGATTCCTTCGGGCATCGATACGTCGAATACACCGTCTGGCTCCTCCGGTGGCCGCACTACTGCCCCCGCTGCGACGGCTGGGGCCAGACGGGCACGAGTGGGGGTTGGGAAGAGCCGCCGCGCGCCTATCCCTGCGACTGCACGCTCACGGGACGCTGCCCTCGCTGCGGCTGTGCCGGTCTCACTCCCGAAGACGGCGACGGCCCCTGCGTCCTGTGTGGCTGGAACTACGACGACGGCCTCCCCATCCTGGAGCCTTGCGACTGCTGGGACGGCGCACTGGAGGCATGGGAGCCGGAACTCCCGGGAGAGGCTGAAGAAAGGCTGAGTTGATGTCCCGCATCATCGACGTGGAAGAACTCGATATCGTCATCGAGGAGGAAGGTGAGGAGGCAATCATCGGCGCTCTCTGCCGCTACCACGATGATCGGCTCTACCCAATCGTCGCTCATGGGCGTAGCCAGGATGGCACCGTTGGCGTTGCGATCCGCCTGACCCTTCTCTGCGAGGCGTGCCGGCGGGAAAAGCGCCGGCCGCGCCGGCAAACCGTTTACCTCTCCGGCGGCATGCACTCCGGCGCCTGGTGCTATGCCTGGAGCCGCGGCGGGAAGTACCTTGGCAACCTGCGGGATGAGGAGTTCCGTTGCGCCGACCACGGGCCCGAATAGTCCCGGGACCCCCGGGAAAATAATCCCGTCCCTGCCCATCTTTTACTTGCCGATACCCTCTCCAGTGCGGTATAATATTATCAGTAAACAATCACACGGACAGCCGCAAGGAGAGCGAGATGGAACAGCAGAAACTTTACCGAATCGTCGCATTCTACGGAGGACGGGAGAGCGTGGTCGCGCGGAACCTGACGGAGGAGGAGGCCCGGGACAAGCTTGCGTTCTACCAGGCGAAGCCGTTCGGGATGCAGTACTGCATCGAGGCAGAGCAGGCAGCGGCCCAGTGGCAGAAGACACTCGCGAAGATGAGCATCCCGCATCCGGTGCGGTAGGCAGCGGCAAGGCTGGCCCTCTCCCCCAAAAAGGGGAGAGGGCCGGGAGGGAGAGGAAGGCGATGAACGCCCAGGAACGCAAACAACAGCGCGAGGCAATGAACCCAGGGCCACCCGCCCGCGAGGGGATCGTGTACATCGGCACACGGCATGCGGCGGCGGGAGGTTGTCAGGTCTGGATCACCCGGGCCTGGCGCTATCCGGTCGAGCTGCCCCTCCGAACCGACCTGTTCAATCATTCGCCCGATGGCGTTGAGTGGGGATTTGGCGGCAGTGGTCCGGCGCAGCTCGCACTCGCACTCCTGGCCCACGCCACGAAGAGCGATCGGAAGGCGCTCCGCTGGTATCAGGCGTTCAAGCGGGAGCGTATTGCCGGCCTCGAGCGCGAAACATTCGGCGAGGCCTGGCAAATGTCGCGGCGCGACATCCTGGCCTGGCTCGCGGCGAAGGAGAGCGAAACCGTCGTGACCGCGCCCTTTGATGATCCCTTCCGTCCCGAGGGGGAGGAGGGGCCGGCGCTCTGCGCTGAATGCGAGGGGCTGCTCTTCAATGGCTACTGCCGGCGCTGCCGCCGATGAGCGCCACCATCGCCCTGCCCCTCCTCTCCGCCGAGGAAATGCCGGACGGCCTCTGGGAGGCGCTCGCCGCCTCCTGCCGGCTCCTCTCCTCAGTGCAGGTCCCGGTGTGCTTCACCGGGCCGATCTGGCGCGCCGAGGGGTATTACCTGGCGCAGGTAATGGTCGAGGGGACCGGGAAACTATGGTCATGGAAGCGGGGCGAGCCGCTGTTCGTGAGGGAGGGAGGGATCTGATGAGAAGATTCCGCCAGGAGGTAGAACGGACAGAAATAGCATTCTTTCCGCTGAAAGGGCATCGCAGCTATACGTGGCGCGTCTTTTTAACCTGCGGGCACATGGTTTACCGGCGCTGGGCTCGGAAGGCACCCCGCACCATATATTGTGAGCGATGCCTGGAGCGATGGCATAAACAGCAGGCGAAGGAATGGAAGTCTCTCCAGGAAGGGATCTAACATGCCGCGACCACGGCGAGCCAAAGGCGGCGAGAGCACGGGATCGGGGTCCTGGATCAAGCGCGCGCAGCCGACGCCGTATGCGCAGCAGGTGCATCGGCTCTCGTCGTATCGAGACGCCAATGGCCGGGAACAGTGGCTCGATGAGATCCAGCCCGGAAACCGCGTCGTGCTGCTTACCGGCTTCGAGGATGGCAGCTTGGACCCGGAAGCGTACGCCGCGCGGCTCCGAACAACCGGAGCGACCGTCTTCGTGAGGGAGGGGGGGATCTGATGCCGAAATCACCGTTCCGTCGGATGACCACGCGCAAGGAGTGGGCCTGCACGGAGTGCCGGCAGCCCATGGAGGCGAAGACCCTCTGCTGGTTCTGCAATCTCTGGAGCTTGGGCGGGAGCGTCATTCGTCTCTGCGATGCCTGCTATGAACGGCTGGGGACCGAGGCGAGCAGCAGGCTGGAGCAAATAGGAGGAGGGATCTGTCGATGGCGCTGAAGCCGGAGCACGTAATCAACCTTGGAGGCAAGGATTTCATTTTGTACGCCGGTCTCTTGGCCGAGGCGCATGAGCGCGGCCTGAAGGCGATCGAGGTCGAACTCATCCAGGCTCCGAGCCAGGCCAACGAGCAGACGGCCATCATGCGGGCCACCGTCATCCTGAAGGACGGCGAGAGCTTTACCGATTACGGTGACGCCAGCCCCAGGAACACGGCTTCGCGGGTGGCGACGGCCTTGCTCCGAATGGCGAGTACTCGCGCTAAGGGCCGGGCGCTGCGCGATGCGGTCAACGTCGGCCAGACCATGCTCGAGGAGCTTTCCGAGCAGGAGGTCGCCGCCAGCGCCCCGCCGGCCAACGGCAAGGCGCGCGCCCGTGAGGCGGTCAAGGCGGCCGAGACCAGCACCGTCGCGGCGCAGGTTAACACGCCGGACCCGCCGCCCGGTTTCGAGCCCTGGTATGAGATCGGCGGCAAACGCTACCAGCGGCTCTCCCTGATCTCGACGTGTCGGACGGATCTCTCCGTTGCCGAGGAATGGGGGATGCCAGTGCTCGCGCCGATCGTGCCGGAGGAGGAGACCAACGCCGCTCTCTATAGCTATGGCATGGAACTGCGGAAACGCATCAAGGCGGAGAAAGAGCGGCGGGAAGCCGCGAAAGGAGCGGCAGGATG